TTAATTTATAGCTTTTGCATATTTTGTGTAGTCAACTTTACCTGTAAGACCATTATGACTATAATCTACTACACGACTCTCAAAGAAGTTAGTATGTGTTGATCCTGTTAAAATGTAATCAATCCACTCTAAAGGGTTGTCACCTACTTCTGCGGCTGTGATAAGTCCTAATTGGTACAGTCGTAAGTTCCCCAAATAATCAATAAAAGATTTAGCACTTTCCTTAGTCAAACCCTCCTGATTACTCATGCTGAATACTAAGTCAAAAAACCGCTTTTCAGCAGAACAATACTGATTAGTGGTATCAACTATAAACTTATCTAACTCAAGGTTCTCGACTTCAGACAACTCTTTACGAACTTCATTTAGTACCCGAATGTTGAACCTAACATGCTCTTGTTCATCTTTTAGGCTCCATTCGTTGACGGTATTAAAATTCTGCATCAGGCCAAAACGTTTTAGGTTTAGTAAACAAGCAAATGCTCCAAACAGTGCAATACCTTCACCGAGTAATACAACCGACAAGTGTTTTGCGAAGTTTAACTTATTAGACAAATCACCACAATCCTGTGTCAACAGGTCTATCTTTTCTTGCATTTCTGCATACTGTTTGAACTCACTCCAATCCGAATTAGTGTAGCCGAATGTTTCAGCAGCAAGCGCATAAGCGCGTTGATGAACCACTTCTCTGGCAGCAGATGCAAACAAGCCTGTGCGTATTTCATTATTCTTTACGTGGGCTAGTAATTTCGCATAACCGCTGCCCACCTGAACATCCATTTCGGTAAAAAGCATAATAAGCTTCTCTAACATAAACTTATTCTGCTCATGTGTAACATTTTTAGTTGTCAGCCCATCCGTGGTTGTATACTGACGAAGGTCATCCTGCATTTCCACTTGACCTTCATGCCAAACCATATCAACCCTGTGCTTTTTCTCGTATTCAACTGCCCAAGGGTATGTGAACGGACGATATGCTAAATTATCTTTAAAAATACTCATACTACTCCTTATGAAACAGAGGGCTTTTTAGCCCTCACAGCTAAGACACTCATTAAACTCAATTTTAGCACGTACCGGTACACTGTTCAATGGTTTGTCACCACCAGTCCCAAGATTTGCTCTTGTCGCAGGTTTACTACGGCAGTAGTAAAAGGTCTTAACACCACTCAACCAACCTTTAATGTGTATATCAACCATCTCTTGTAATGTAATGTCGTTAGGTACAAAAATGTTCAAACTTTGACTTTGGCATACATACTTCTGTCGTGCTGCTGCCAGTTCTACAATCCAAGAAGGATTTATTTCTGTCGCTGTCTTAAACACTTTCTTGGCTTCATTATCCAACCAATCTAAGTGCTGTACACTACCTTCGTTCACAATTATGTCTTTCCATACCTCTGGTGTATTCTTGCCATAAGCATCCAGAACTTTCTCAAGATATTTATTCTTGATTAAGAAGCTACCTGCCCTGCCTTGTGCATTAAACGCATTAGCTGCCCAAGGTTCTATGGATGGGCTAGTACCCACCATACTACTACTGCTTGCATTTGGTGCGATGGCCAATAAGTGGCTATTCCTCATACCACTACCGTAACAATCGTCGCACTCCCCTCGCTCTTTCGCAAGTTGTTTACTAGCCTCTACAGCACGTTCCTTTATTGCGCCGTACAGCCTATGTGTCCATTGTATAGCAGAATTAAACCCCCCTGTCTCAAAAGCAATATCTTTGCTTTGTAAGAAAGAGTGCCAACCCAATGTACCTAAACCTATTGCACGTTCTTTACTTGCAGAGTGTACCGCACGTTTAAGGTGTGGTGGGGCTAGGCGGATAAAATACTCTAACACGTTATCCAGCAACCTCACCAAGTCTTGCACAATCGTAGTGTCTTTCCATTCCTCATACTTCTCTAAATTAATAGAAGATAAGCAACACACTGCTGTGCGTTTGTCTGTAGTCCTTAATGTAATTTCAGAACACTGCCCTGTTAGAATACCGTTGAATACTCCCATACCGCGTTTGCTCTCGGTGAAGCAGTATGTATCATCATAACGACCATCATCCACCACTTCAGTAATCTTAACAAACTGTGTACTTTCCCTGTTAGGTTTGTGGTCGGTGATTACTAGCCGTTTAGGGTTAAAACCTAAAACATGTAAGTTGTTTATACCTGTCTGCCCTATAAGTAGCCTGTAAGCTTGTTTACAGTAAAACATCCCCAACTCGCCGCTACCATCGTTCAAAGGCATCAATCGTTCACCAGCTTCAGTAGATGCTGTTACCTTTGAAGATACACCCAACGTCTGTAACATCATTTGCACTTCTTGTAAGAAACCTTGCTCAACACTTCCAACCTGAATGGATTGGGTTTGGCCGTTCCTAGCAATTGTTCCGTCTGAATCACACAAACCTTCAAACCACTTGATGCGACTCTCAACATCATAATCTGAACTAGGGACAAAGAACTTATCTTTTAGTAAGTGACTATGACCATACTCACGATCTAAGTTGTCTTGCACAGACCAGTTGTGAAAAATGTCACCTAGATACCGCTTCAATTCGCGCTTATCCCCGTACAAATAAATACGTTTACCTTGTTTTGTTAAGCAACCATCGCCTGAGTAAAAACCGTTAGCATATGGATGTAGCAACGATTCATTCCCTTCAATAACAGGGAAGTCACACTTAATCAGCTTATCTCCTGCTTTCAATTCATTAGCACGTTTCTCAACAACCCATCGATTACCAGAAGTAGGGTGGCGACAAGCGATGTAAAACTTGTGGTAAGGTGTGCAAGTTAATTCAAAACCAGCATTGGTTTTAATACTTAGTAATTTCTGGTTCTCACCAGTTTTTACTACAACCGTATCACTCCACTCTTGACCATTCCAAACTGTAACTTTTTCACCTTCTAGTTCAGATATAACCTCATAACCATTAGTAGTAAGAATTTTAGTCTCTGGAGCAACACATAAATTACTTTGACTCACACTGTATAGTGGGTGTGTAATCCAATTTGGAATATTTCGGTTAACTGTGTCTTTGAACATGATATAAGGTTCCCCTGTCTCATATCGAATGTTCATTAATTCTTCCCACACTTCTCTTGCATTTAGAAATCGACCTGTAGCTCCATGTTTGGGATCTATCAGTTCGTAATCTTCCCCGTTTATAACCGACATCATAAACTTATCTGTAATGTTTACAGCATTGTTTAAATTAAAACACTTTTTATTACTATCACCACCTACGGGGTTACGCATTTGCATAAAAGCTGCAATTTCTGGGTGGTCAATATCTAAATATGCTGCCATACTACCTCTGCGAGTGGCAGTCTGCTTATAACTAAGGGTATCAGCATCGTAACCCCTCAAGTGTGCCATAACCCCTGTAGACTTCTCATCGGGAGATCGATTGGATGCGTACACACCGACACCACCACCCATCATGCTGAGCCAAGCGGCTTCACTACGAGCTTCAACTAGACCTTCTTTTGTATCCGGTATATAACTTAAGAAACAACTTATCGGCATACCATCAGGTTCTACATTCTCTTGTAGCCACTCAGAAGCATATTCAAAATTCTCTTTATCAAAAGAAGGCCATTCCACATTTACGGCATTACTAAGCACTGGGCTTGCAAAAGTAAACCAACCCTTAGAAGCGTAGTCATAAATACGTTGTGCAAAATCATAATCACCAAAAGAGAAACATGTTGCTGCCCTAGCGAAACCCTCTTGAGGGGAAGTTTCATGGGATTTCTTGTAGAAGCCTTTTCCTGTTAAAAGAGCAAGTCCTTGCTCTGGAATAAACTTGTCTCGGCTATAATCAATGATAATACCTAGATACTCTTGTACCGGACTATAATCTTTAGCTACCAACTACTGACCCTCCATTTGCTTAATCAGTTCTTCCACACCTTCTTGTGTATACAGAAACTTCTGTAGATTCTTAATACCACTTTTACGCCATACGTTGTCAGTACGTTCAAATCCTACATACAACCAACCACCTTTCACTACATCACCTGTAATAGGGCTACGCATTGCTGTACTACTGTCTAATTCTTCTATATCATTCTTACGTGCCACATCTATACCGTACAGATACAGCAAGGCTTTTGTTTGGCTATCTGTCAATGCCTTACCTGACTTGTTGAACACTTTAGCAAACAAACTATCTGCAATATCTCCGATATGTACTGAATAATCGTATGGTAAGAAGTCATCATCGTTAAATTGTTTATGTTTTGTCATTGTTGTTCCCCGTTAAAGCTTTCCAAGATACAGGGAATAGCGGTGCAATTATACCACCAACCTGTAATGCTAAATCTTGTATCTCTTTTTGTGCGTGACTATCAATACGTAAATTATAAAACCTAGCAAATGCCGCCAAACTTCCTGTCCAAATCCAATTAACATAGACACCTTGTGGTAGGACTAAACGTGCTTGCTCTGGTGCAACTTTTGCTTTAATCATATCATTATATACAGATATTGCTTGATTGCATATAATTTCATACATGTTTAACCAGACATGATTAGCAGGGTGTTTACCATCACTACCTTGCTTCTTATTACCACTTGGGGCTAATCGGAAACTATCTGGAATAAATAGCTCAGGCTTGGACTCAATATAACGACGACTTTCTTCATTCTCAACAAAACCTTGTTTATGTTTAAAGCATTGTGTACGAATTGGCACTGGAGCTTTCATTCGTAATTGGATCTGTGGATGCCCAAAAGGAGTCCAATGATTCTCTCTTGCTAAGTATTCAATAATACCTTCATCACTACCTTTTGGTTTATCTTTACGCCAAGTAAACTCTTTACTCTCTTTCTGGAATGAGACACGGGCTGTGTTAGCCACCATTAAGTCATCACCCATTACACTGATTAATTCTGCTTTCATTTATTCTCCTTTACTACAAATCATAAGCGGGAATATATATTTTAACATAGTCCCTTCTCCAATACAATATCTAAACTTTTACTCTTTAAATGTAGCAATAAACTCTTTTAAGAATTGTACATTCTTACTACCAATAACAACTTCCGTTTTATTACCTAATGTAAATAAAGTTGTTGGGAGACTACGAATACGATTCTGTTGTGCAAATACGGCACCATTGTCTGTGTCGATGTCAATGTATTCGTATTCAACACCCATTGAGTTTAATACATCTTTCATCCCTTTACAACTGCTGCACCAAGGAGCGCCAGCTAATACTACTTTGTCAAACATTATTATTCCTCCAATACTTTACGTTCTTTATCTAACTTACGTTCAAAAGCATCTTGTTCCGTAAACTTGTCAGGAAAGCGTGTCTTGAGTTTGTTGATAACCCGATTAGATTCTGTCTCAAAGTCTGTACCTAGTTCATCAAACAAAATGGCTAAGTACCACAGCAAATCACCAGATTCTTCTTTCACGTTAGTCAGGTCAAGCTCACGACCATAGAACATCTGCTTCTTCAATGCGTCTAATAACTCACCAGATTCCGTTACACAACCAATAGCTGCATGTAATATACGGGTATTGGGTTGAAAGAAATTAGGTGATTCTGTTCTAATTGCATCTTTAATAAATTGTTTATCTTTCATGATTTCTCCTTAGTCAACTCGTTTGGTAATGTGGAACGGGTAATAACCGTCCACATGAAAACCTTTGAGGTTAAACTTACCAATATGTATATCAAACTCAATCAAGTGTGTCTCTTGGTTAACACTTTCAACAACACAAGGATCTCCTTCATTATCCTCAAAAATCCACACCTCGTCTAAAGCCTGTTGTCAATCCTGAATAGTCATTTCTGAGATTGGTTTGAATTGTAGGTCTATATCGCGCACATTAATAGTGATACCACGTAACTTTTCTATTTCAGCAGCATAATCCCCACACAATGATTCCAAGTAGTCAACACGATCCTCCAATTCAGCAATGTAAGATAATTCTGATGGTGTGTATGTTGGTTGTGAATCTGATTCAGCAACTAAGTCAAAAGATTCTGCAATGTAACCAAAATCTTCTAAACCTTCTAGTTTTAAATCACCCCAAATATCAAAACCTCTTATTTTGTATACTGACCCCTGTACAACTTCAACATTGCTTTCACATACCCGCCTAACTTTATCGCCAATTCTAAATTCTGACATAATGTTTCTCCTTATTCCCTAGTCGACAGAAGTAGCATAGCGTCCTTGCCGGTACTTTGCAATAGTTAATTTAAAATATTTAAGCCAACTGGATAGTGTGGAACTCTTTGACAGTGTTCCTACCAACTTTTTCATCTGGGCTGTGTACCATAACCACTTGAGCGGGTATTGCGCTAAAACCTAACACACCTGCATACTCTGTAGCATTGGAGTCATTACCAAAGAACGCTCCATTCAGGACAATCTTACCACAATCAAATGCTTGCACGTTATGCTTATCCCCTTGCCGATAATATTCCACATGCTTCTTAATCTGCTGACCACGCTTCTTCATTTGGTCATTCATACCTTTCTCAGTGGCTTGATTGAAGTATCCGTGTTCATAGATTACATAGTTACCGTACACATTCAGATAACCGAACACACCCTCTGGTATAATGAAGTTGACATTAGTCAATCCCGCAGCTTCTGACAACATCTGCAAAGCTCTGTATATGGGGTAGTCATAACTAGACCTTCCCGCTTTAAACACGTCCATTCCTTTGTGTTGAGAGCTACCATGATTACCTGCAATACACATTACATCAGTACGGACATTAATAGAAGCCAGAGGGACAATCAACTCCTGCCATATTAGGCCAATAGCATCTGCCATCTGCTCTGCCAAACCTGTATCGCATGCGGCGGCACTTCCAACACCATGCTTCATATTGTCCTCAACAATATCTCCCAGTGAGGCAAGAATAATACGCTCAATCTTATATTGCGAGTTCTCAATTATTTCTAAGACACCTGATGAAAACTTCTTCATACGTTCCCTAGCAACATCGGTGTTATAGTCCGCACAAAGCTTACCTATTTGCATATCACTGAAGAGTATCTCCACCGTACCTACGCCCTTGCTAGGGGCAATGTTAGCAATCACAGACCCATAAGCAAAGGGTTGATATGAAAAGCCGTCTATAACCTCCTGAAGCTGTGTAAAGAACACTTCCGTATCTACTTCACTATCAAACAACTCTCGTTGTACTCTACGTAACTGCGTGTTAGCCTTTTGTGCTGAGCGTAATCGCTTTGCGAGATTACTCACACTGAAGTCTGGGTTATTTGCTAAAGTGTCTAAGTCTTTATCATATTCCGATTCATCGTCAATCTGAACAACTGGTACAGCTTTCATTGTGTTTATAATATGGTTTACCTGACTCTTACTCCGACCAAGCATGTTTGCTATCTTACGTCCAGAATAACCTTGTGCTGATAGTTCCAACGCCTTACTGTGCCAATCACTCATTCTTCATCTCCATCTAATTCTCTAACAATATCATCAAAATCACTATCAGTGAGTAGTCCAGACATGATATCCCGTTCAATATCAGATATTGTCTCACCGTATTCTTTGATAAACTCAACTAAATCTTTAGCTGATGCACCAGAGCTATCACTGAAATTCTTAATCAGATAATAAGCTTGCATTACAGCGAAATATCTAGCTTGCTCACTGAGAAATACAGAACTATTGGGTGGGAATGATTTACCATAAATCAATTCACCTTGACCTGTCTCTAATAATTGTTGATATGATGTGATGTTTAAATGGTATACAGGACTCATCATACAGGTCTAGCTCTAAATATCAGTTTTACAGTGGGACAATCTTCTGTAAATTGTATTGAAAATGGTTGTAATTCTAACCTAATATTCTCAAATTTAGCAGCGGCGCAAGCCAGATTAGTCGATACAATATACCTACTGCCTGCAATCATTTTTACCTTTTCAAAAATTGGGGAGTTGCATAAAAGATTCAATACAAATTGTACTTCTCCACCGTATCTAGAATGAAACTCAAGCTTAGTATCTGGTGCCCAACCTGTAACAAATTCATTGTTAATTGTGATACTTTGTTCTTTGATGTCATATAACTTCATTTATTTTCTCCTTGTTGTTTAAAATATTCGACAAGCTGCTCTCTACGCCCTTTGGAGTTGGATCTGAAGGTGACTGGTTTGATTTACACAACAACAATTCGTGTGTTATTTGGGCAAACTCACTCACCAATTCCCCATGTGCTTGTTGTAGTGTCATTTCACCAAACCTTAACCTAGCTAATACATGACCAATATTGTCTAACTGCGAACCACTATAGAAAGGTTCTGAAATGCAACCACAACTAATAGTCTTGTCTTTTGGATTATAAATAATCATTTGTTTTCCTCTTGAATTAGTCTAATGAAACATTGCCGCCTGTCTGTTTCGTTTCCAATGTCTTTGACTTTAAAACCTTTTGATAGTAAGTATTTCTTCTGCCTCGCTGCAACACCTTTACCTTTCCCACCAACATTATTCTCCAGTTTAATAGCTTTCTTAATCAACACAGCTTCATCCCAAGATAAGTTATTATCTTCTAGGTAGGTCTTAACCTTGTGGTCTTCAACACAAAGAATCTGCAATCCTGTGATCGGAACATTCAACATGTTTTCACAGTAGTTTTCAAAATCAGATAACTTGGTAAAACTGTGACCACCAGATATATGGTCTACATTGATATCGTCCAACTTGAACAACTCCCCACATATTGCACACTTCCATAACCACTTAGTTCTGGTTGCTGGGTTCATGTCTGGTATTCGTGTCTGTTCTAAGAAAGCAAGTTTTTGTGGTGACGACATCCATGTTTTTCTCAAAGATGAACGAATCATATCTAATAGCTTTTTCTCTTTGATTCTGCCATCAGAGTCTAAGTGTTTTAGGTGTTTCTCTAACTCGGCTTTCTTTTTATCTATATCAGCTTTGGATGGTAATGTCATCAGTAATCCCCATCTTAGTCAGCATACTTCTGACGCACACCTTATCACCTTCAAACCGAAGCATCCTAGCGCAATTAAAGTAAAGCTGCATTACATCAATATAATCTACTGTATGGACAACATCGTCGTATACCACATATTCAAATTTATCTTTACCATACCAAGATAAATATAAGTCATGTACCGCTTGGATACACTCTTTATCTGATTGTAGTGGGGCTAGTAATGCTACAGCAGTCTTACTACCAAACCGTTTCAACTTAATACCTAATTGGTTAGCAATATCTCTTGGGTCATAATTATCCACTGGGTCACCAGCAATCCACTGATAGTAGAGCCATTTACGACCATACCCATCGGGTTTATCTGTCTTAGTAGATGTGTTGATAAACACTTCCCCTAACCCGTCAATGAATTGTGGTTCACCATTGCCCTTTTCATCGTTGATATGGTCATACCACCAACCCATATTCCCAAGACGATCTTTATCCTGTGTGCAACCAATAACCTTCTGACCAGATTTGTAGCCATCGTAAACGCGCATTGCTAAACGATCATCTGCCTCGTATCCATGAACAACTTCTGCTTTCCAATACTTAATCAAATACTCTTTAACATCGTCAAGTAATATTGGTCGGCTATCGGGGTCACGCTGCCCTTTATATTGACCAGACTTAGTAGGGTCATTATTCTTTGGTAGTGGTAATGTATCACGGAAATTATTATCACCAGAGATATAAATCTCAATATTCTCAGTCTTAAATTTATTCTGTAACCACAATAATTTCTTCTTAACCGTTGAGAAAGCGTTTTGTTTTGGTTCTGCTACTTTACGAACTTCTGTTGTAAAGAACCCATCAGGTACTTCCAAACTAGCAGTGAATTTAGCAAACTCTGTTTTGTTCTTGAATCCGTGTTCAAATTCATTTGTCGTATTTTTGTACATCAATAATTTTTGTTCTGCTGCGATAGCGTGGACAAAAGCTAATTCATCTCCATCAACAACTAAGACTATCTCATCACTCATACATTCACCTCAATATTAGGCTCTGGTCTACACTCTGGTTTAGACCAACCTTTCCCACCTTTGTTGATGTATACAAACCCACCATTAGATGTACATTCCTTTTTGAACGCCTCAATATAATTACTATGTCTAACATCATTGTATGCAATTACAGAGAAGAATATAAATATAAAACTCAACATAAAAATTGTGAAGTATTTATCCCAACCAAACATAACCCCTCCAGTTTAATCAAGCACATCCTTGTGCAATTATCACTAATTAACTAGCTTTAATCTTACCTAATATACTTACTTCAGCCAAAGCATTCTCAACATTACTTACCTTAGTCTGAGCCTTCAATAATAATTGCTGCCCATCATAAGCTGCATTTAGTAATTCATTGAACGCCTTAGCCTTAATTATATCCGTATCTTGTAATGTACTAGCAATATCTGCTATATCGCTTTCAGTGATATCAATCAATTCTTTCAATCGCAATGCTCGTTCTAACGCATCTTTTACAGCTAATCGTTTGTTTAAATCTTGTGGTAAGGACATTAAAAATTCTCCTGAGCATAATTACCTAATTTAATATTTGCAATAGCAAATGCACACATATACACTTCCCGATCATCTTCGGTTTCAAATGAAGTTATATCTGCAATCCATTTGTTATACAACTCATCTCGCAATTGGTTGTATTTAGCCACTTTCTCTTGCGGCCAATCTAGCATAACCATACGTAGTTGTTTTTCTTCTGGTGACATTAGATTGTTTCCTCCTATAAATCAGCCTCAAGCGCCAACTGGCAGCGCTAAATATTAGTCGCCGTAGCCGTAGCCGTCGCCGTTGCCGTAGCCGTAGCCGTAGCCGTAGCCGTTGCCGTTGCCGTCGCCGTCGCCGTTGCCGTAGCCGTCGCCGTTGCCGTAGCCGTAGCCGTAGCCGTTGCCGTAGCCGTTGCCGTAGCCGTAGCCGTAGCCGTTGCCGTAGCCGTTGCCGGTTATTTTAATTGCTAATGATTCAGGCTCCATAAATCACCATTTTGATCCATTAACATTCATATACATCACTACAGTTAATGGATGCACCATAACATCAGGGCATTTATCCAAAACTGTTTTAACTGTCGGCCCTTTTTCTGCCAGCTCACCCAATCCCTTAGTTGTACCCCAATTGCGAATAACATAGCAATTACTGATTTTAATTTCTTCTGGCGTCCTTTCTACGTCGCCAACTACAATCCAGCCGCGCTGTAAAACTACGATTTGCTTTTTGGTTGCAGCAACAGATACTGAATCGGCGCGAACATACTGAACATTGTCGACTTGAATGGTTTTTGGTTGTGACATTTATTTCTCCTTATTTAAGTAATGCAACAATAGTTACTAAAACTAACCCAACACTTAATATAACAGTAATTGGTAACCACAATGGACTCAACACCCACCACCAACTCCAATCAACATGGTCAGTTAGTTTTAAACCAACAAATAATACTGTTAATAACCCACAGAAACCAATACAACCAGAACTTTGTGCTGTAGTGTTGCTCATAGATTCTCCTTATTTCAAATAAAGGGCTAAACTAAATTAGCCCGATTGTTTATTTTAAATTACACCCTAGAACGGCGATGAATCTTCGTCATCCTCTACGGCTTCCTGTGCAGCCTTCTGAGCTGTTTTCTTAGAGGGGGTTGGTGTTGGCTCATCATCAGTAGGGAAATCGTCTACAGGGTTCTCTACTGCTGTTTTAACATCACTCTGAACACTAATACCAAGTACATCATCAAACATCTCACCATCTTCACGATTATATGCAACATGCTCCTTCACAACAACAGTGTCAAGCATGACCACGAGCATGTTATCAGCATTACGATAAGCGAAAGCTTTAATATCACACACCGAACCATTACCAACTTCCTGTGTAAATGGTCGGCCTTTGGCGTCTACCACTTTCAGTGGTGTATATTCCTTAGTGATTGCACCATCCTTGTCACGCTTAACAGTGTCACGACCTAATTGTGCAGCGAACATACCCCCGTATGGTGCGTTAGCTTCTAAGTCTACAGGGTACTTCACTTTACCACGATTGGCGCCTTTTTTAATCTTAGTAACGCCGACTTCACTAAATTCTTTATTTATACCAATTTTTTCCAGCTTTTCCATTGTATCTGCGTTAAGGAACACATTTAACTGGTATGCAGTATCCTCAGATTGGTATTTTTTAGCTGGCTCTAACACTTTGGCATATGTTACTGGTACATTTAAAAAGTATAAGTGACCTAATTCTAAATCCTTACCTTTAGCTTCTTTGGTTACTCGGTACACTACGTTTGTATTGAACTTTGACATATTTATATTTCCTCTTTGTTGTTTAAAATTAAATTATTGTGCCACTACTTGCTTACTTGTACGTACCAACATCTTGTCGATCATTAACACCTGTTTGTAATAACCTCGCAAGATTACACTGGATTTACTTTCATAACTACCACCCAATGGTCGCCAGTTCGTTAAGTCCCCAACAAGGTTATCGTGAAACCGTTTCTGTTGCAACAAATTAAATTGCTCTAAATTTTGCGACTGGTTTAAGTAGTTCATGGTATCTCTCCTCTATTTATTTGTCCAATCTGTTTCGAGATTATACATCTCTCGTAAACGTTTTGCAACTCTTTCGTCCGGCTGCTCATCTGCAAGTTTTAAAGCGTGTTCATACTTCTTAGCCTTCCAACACAAATGAGCATCTAATTGATTAGGAAACCTACCTAAATAATCCCTCTTTCCCGTAAAAGGGTTTTTACAAATAGCCTGATAGATTTCTTTGTCCCTACTTTTATCGAGTGTGGTGCCAAGTAAAGATTGACCACGGCTTTTTGGTTTGCTGTTGATAAAACTGTTCAAACTTTTTGGGATGTACACGCACTTAGTTGGGGCATACTCTCTGTTTCCTTCAAATAAGAAATCCTTATCTAACTGACACTTTTGCCAATCTTTATTGGGTTGAGAATCCACCCACCTAATAAAATCAGAAAAATATCTCCATTCTTCAGAAACAGAACAACCTTTGTATGTTGGGTAAATGTTTTGGTAATTAACACAAAAACATCTTGTCAACATGTTCATCCAATCTGAATAATAAGGACAAATCCAAACATTTTTCTTTTTACCGTCTATAGTACGACTTTTAGTCACAAAACCACTAGCGTCATTTATTGCCCATCCATATATCAGATTTTCCAAATTACCTCCTAACTTCCAAATTACCATCCTTGGTTTAGAATGATACACCAATTACAATCAGATTGCAAGGGTTTATTCTGTTTCTTCCAAACTTTCTTCACCATCAGCAAATTCAATCAACTTCCATGTACGTTCAATGTAATAATCATAATCAATATCCCACTGGAATTCACTTATGTCATTACATACTTTACATTTCCAGTTTGATTCAACCATGAACCGTCTATATTCGCATGGTGTTTCTACTGTATGACTAAGAGTATAACCTTTCTTCTTGTACTTATCAATGTCTGTTTTAGCAGAAATCACAACTTCATCCATTAATTCGTGATTCACCCAAACTTCTTCGGTTTTTGTTTCAGTTAACGGTGGCATGACTTTAACTAGATCCATACCTTTAGTGCTAATGTAATATCGACATATATTCTGTGTCTGATGGTCAACACCATTACTACCAACCATAACCAGTTTGCTACTTCTCGATACTTTTGTGCGGAGCATAAAATCATACTTGTTATCATGTTTACGTATGAATTCTTCTGGATCAGCACCTTCTGATAAGTATTTTTCAGCAGCAATTTTCACAATCAATGCTGAATGATTCTTATTATTTGGTAAATCTTTCCATTCATATGCACCTTTGGACTTTAAACTACCGTCCAATTTAACAGCTACATAACTGTTTACATCTCGAATAACCATTTTGTTATAGTCACATCTTTCTAGTGCTAATTTAGTGGTGTCCTCCCACCACTTTACAATGTCTATACATTTCTGTTCGTCACTTCGTTTACGTTTAAATGTTAAACCGTCAGTATTGCATTGTATGATCATACAATGGTCTAACTTTAAAAGCTGTTCAACAATCATACATAAAGAAAGTTGACCATTTACAGTAATAGCCATCGTAAACTTTGAGTCAAAGAATGGACTGTATTGGTCATTGCTCTTACCATATGTTCCATTCAGTGCTAGTTTTAACATAGCATTTTCTGCTGACTTCTTATCATAAGATTTACGGAGATTATATAAGTATTCGTATATATCACAAAACTCAACACCTAAATGTTCAGGATACACCCTATTCTTAATAGCCAAATTAGGGTAATAAGAACTAACATCTTCGTCCTCTATGATGTATTCATCATCAGAAACTACCACATTCTTCTCTAATGAAGCATGTAAACCACCTGTGCCGTAGACATAACATAACCCATCAATTACAACATTGAGTGATTCAGCTATTCTATAATTGAACCAATACGCCTTTTTAAACCCACCACCGTCTTTCTTTGGTAACTTAGCTTTAAGTTCAATTTCTTCAACCCAACCCAAAGGGTACTGTTTTAACATTTCATCAATTTCTTTTTGTGTAGGTTTGTCCTTAAACTTAACTCTTTTGGTTGCCAGTAAAGCATATTTGGCTACGTCACCAAGTTCATGTTCTGGTATATCTGAAAATACACCTTTCGTTTCGGTAATGCGTTGTCGTTTCAACCATTCGAGTATTGCATTGAATTCAGGTCTTTCAAACTTAACATATGGAAATATACAATCAACTAAGTCAATATAGTTACGCTTAGTCTGTCTAACCTTACCGCTTTCGTAACACTTGATACCAGCTTTTTCTAACTCCATTACAAAGTATTCAGCACCAATCTTGGTATCATTATAATTTAGAGCGTTCATACCATAATCAGTTACCATCTTATGTCTGAAGTCAACTTGCTCCATGCTAACTTGAAAGAATTTAATTGTTTCCAATACATCATGTTTGTTGTATCGAATCAAAATATCTTTCTCTACATCAGACAGTTTCTTACCTACAGGAAATGGTAAGTCCTCTATGTTATCTGATCGGTTATTGAACTCAATCATCTTCAGTGATGTAGCTTTAGCTCTGTTGTCGTAATGGTGTATTTTGTACAGGTCTATCTGTTTTAAAAACATATCCTTTTCACGTACAACATACTGCCACTTGTTGTCAGTGTTACCTGACTTGATTATCTTACAAGTCATGTTATACAAGTCTAACGCTGTACTTTTCTTATTAGTTAACAAGTGGTGTAATAAAGGATAGTCGTAGCCAACATTATTGAAGCCAACCATATATCCATTTTTTCTACGTACATCACGTAAATATTCAAACAGTTGCTCACGTTGGTCTTTTCTATCACTAATTTCAAAAACCTTAATAACCCTTTCTTGCATATCAGCGATACAACAAGTCCAAATATTAGGATAACTTTCTAGGTCGTACACCCAATAATTATGCACTACAAACCTCCTTAAAATTTACTGGTAACTACATCGTCGTCACCGTTTAGTATCTCACCAGTAGTATAATCAATATGTTCATCATTTACAACGTTGATGTCTTGTTTATAATCTGGATTCAGTTGCCTAGCACCAGAAAAGAAATCATCATAGTCGTATTGCTGTCTGGTTTCTTGGTCATAATACAGTTTGCATATTTCACCAGTGCTACCCCCTCGACATTTTGGTACATCTACTGTTGTTGTATTGCGCTCTATTGGACACTCTGCCATTTTATTGCGATTCAATACAATGTTAATATCAGCAGATTGAACAAATGTACCACTACCTAGTATGTCATATTCACTTACCTTACGAACCTTACCATCTTTATCAGTGGGTGGTTTACGAGTGTGTAGAACATTGATGAACACAACACCTTCTTTCTTCATAAGTTTTTGCCACATCATAAAGTTTTCTTGTTGGTCAATAGGTAAAGACCTTAACCAGTCAGTCAATGGGTCAAATATAAACATTCGACTACCATACTTCTTCATGCTTATTTCAACTTGTTTCTTTAATGTTTCAACAGTACCATTACGTTCATCTACGATAAGAAATCTACTGACACCATCTTCGGCATATACTAAGTCATTACACATTTCCTTAATGTCTGGTTGGTTCAAGTAACGGATAGCGTCATCACCATCTTTGAACCAACTAAGGTTTTTCTTCAAGTATAAGGAATAATGATCTGTTAATAACTCACCAGCGGTTCGTTCCAAACTAATGATAGTGGGTACTAATGGGCTGTTGAAAAACCAATGCTGCTCTAAGTTATCAGTGAAGTAACTCTTACCTATTGACGTGTCACCAATCACGTTAACAATAGCACCAGTGGACTTTATACCACCCCTCATTGCTTCTTGCAATCTATGTAAATATGCTGGTAATGTAATCTTTGGTGCTGTTAAGAATTCTTCAACTTCAGCCATTGCTTCAGCGGCAGACTTAATACCGTTGTTTACAAAATCTTTGGCGTTAAAGAAATCTCTACTTATTTGTACTTCTTTACCGTCCTCAAGTAGTTTATGTGGGTCCTTATCAGACCAAGTAACAATTTTAACTTTATTGGCTGGTAAAACCTTACACACTGCTTCAGTTGCCTGCTTACCTTTTTCGTCATTGTCTAAACCAAGATATATTTCTTCGTATTGGTCTAACCACTCGTATTGTGCCGCACATTGTTTTGCAGAACTACCTTCACCTGTTGTTGGTGAAACAACGTGTGTGTACTTCTGTAAAGCCTGATACGCTGCGGCCTTATCGTTTTCACCACCGACAATTAGTATACGTTTACCAGCAGACTTGTATCTAAACTGACCAGATAGTTGACTACCTCTACCAGTGCGACCAACCTTATTCCAGCTTTTAGGTAATATACGAATCTTAAAACCAGTTACTTTATCGTCCTCTGTCTCAGGGTAATACACTTCAACAGGAACATTCTTGTTGTTGCGTTTTACCATATGACCAAAGAACTTCATTACTTCTGGAGTAATACTACGGTATGGTCTGTCAGGAAAACCAACTGTATCTTTCAGTTGCCCAATTTGTTCAGAGGTGAGTGGTTCAACTTTTGGTGCAAGGATTAATTTAATTTCACTACGAACCTCACCTTCTTCAATACCTAATTCCTTTGCATGTGAAGAATTATGTACCTGATGTTCAGAGAAGCTTTGGTTACAGGACCAACAATACCCGTCATAATAAATATTACCCTGTGCATCTTCTTTTTGCCAAATACTCAATGCGTCACTCGAATTACAACTATCCTTATCGTCAAACTCATTAGCTATACAGCTAAACTTCTGGTTGATTCTCTGACCACTTTCTTTACTCACAAACCCTCCTAATTTATCCAATCAATATCAAGCTATCACTTCACATAACAATCGACAACAATCATCAATCTGATGTAGTTCAATTGTTTTATTCAAACGGAATATATTAGCTTTCTTTACCTTCCATTCTATCGCTAGGGCAAATGACGGGTCAAGAAACCCTACTTCTGGTTTAGAGAAGAATACAAGCTGGTAATCATCTGAGTAGCTAAAAGTTAAGTTATAACTATCTGCCAATTCTTTTAACGTTGACAATACACTTGTTTGTAATTCATTCATAGCTGATACCTGCTGCTGTTAGTGCATCTTTTATATCATCGACTTCAAAATATTCGTCATGCTCCATACTGCCATCTTCAAATATTAAAGCCCTGTTGCATGTCGCTGGCAACTCAACCTTAGTCGCATTTCTGGATGCTTGCCAGACTTTCCAAATAGCATTAACAGAACATGAGTCGGAGTTATCCAGCTTACTGTAAACGTAATTGTAATAAACACCTGTGTTGGTTCGCTTAAAAGAATCTTCAGAACAAATGAAATTATTTTTGGCATACAACTCAAACTCTTCTCTAATCTTATCGCTCATTTCTCCCCCCTCCTACACGACACGTAAGTCTCTAGTGAATACATTTCTACACCAAGGCGCAACACTTAGTCCTTTTATCTCTCCATTACAGATATTAATATTGCTCCTTATTACAACAATATCATCATTATAATAGGGTAAGTAAAGTAGGCAATCTGGCGTAACTTCTCCGTTTTTTCCGGTTAAATTTCTAACTGCCCATGCCTCATATTCAACTCTTACCGATTCCTGTTCAGCTAAGGTTATTCCGCCAAGTTTTTTTATTAGCCAGTTTTTAATTTTACCGCCCATAACTAATCCCTCCTAACTAAAACAATTTAATCTGGTCACTATCTTGACACATTTTAATGTAATTTTCAAGCTGTTTTATTTCATCATTTATCTCAAATAATTCAGCTTGTAATTCACGTTTGGTATCTAATCGTAAAGCTAGTAGTGCATTAGCTTCTTGTCGGTTGTTTGGCGTTTTCATTCTTCACCTCCTAAATGTTCATACATATTACTAACACAATTCTTACACAATGTGCATGTTGTTGTCTGCTTATTACGTTCAATCTGCCAAGAGACACTTGGAATAAAATCTTTATCTTCTTTTGTTGAGGAATATTTATTGCCACAACACAAGCAACGATAATACTCCACTTTATTAGCACCGATGTGTTTGCTTATCACTTTCTTAGTGCGAAAATCTACGTTGAATATTTGTGTACTCATTCGTCATCGTCCTCCTGATCCCAATGTCTCCAATCCTTGTAATATAGCAAACCCAAACCAAGGAAGCAAGCAATAACTCCGATTAATCCATAAATATGTTGATTTGTGGCTATCGAGCCTACCATACCAATCCAAGCAATCACTGTCAGGATTATTAGTAGTGTGTTTATTATGTGGCGTAACATATTATTCCCCTAGTCTGTAAACAACAACATCCTTAACGTAAGGCACTACCAAATGTTCAATTAATTCTAATACAATATTCCAGTCCCCACCAGCACGATCAGATGCCATCTTGTATGGGATACCTATTGTACACTCGTCCGAATATTTATCACTGGACTGCTCAATTGCACAGGGTAACATCCTAAAACAACTTGCTAAAGCTCCATAATTAACATACCGCTTTTTGTCATAACCATAATACTCTTGACCAATTAAGTTAAATACTCCATCAGCCAGATTAACACTACCAAGAAAACCTTTACCATTGTCAAACTGTTTAGATAAATTGTACCTGAACAGGTATTCAGTATAAGCTTCTGGTATACGTTGCCTAGTCTCCTTAGCAACACCACTCCCCATAACACCTTGTGCGTTACAACAGTGTGCAATAAAATCTACCTCACCATTGAGCAAAGCATCTACAACATTTCCAGTTCTGTGAATAATACCCATATCACCCTCCAATTTAACCTATCTACAAGCGCCTACAATCAATTATACAGTCATACCCTAACCAACGTACTACTTACCCCATAAAACCTCTCATAGACGCTCTACGGTTGTTTAAATGGCTATTATTTACCAATTCTAATATAATTAACACCAGTTGCTGATTCTAACTGCACTACAACACCATTGTCAACTCTAACATTCACAAAACTGCCATTTATTTTTGCTTCCTGCCAGTCAATGTGTTGATTCACCTGTCTTGAATACTCCCAACTAATCTTCTGGTAGTCTGTACGGTCTATATGATATCGGAAGTTACCTATAAATGCAAACATTATTTAGCCTCCATTAAAACTATTTCTGTTGTATAACTAACTGAACCAATCTTTTGCGATAAGCCTAACACACGTTGATAATCTTCGCAAATTTTATCTACCACTTCGTTGTAATTTAATTCCCTATCTGATATTACATCAAACTCCAACACCTTATCGTGGTTGTCAAACTCATTGAAGTAGTGGGTGAGTGTGCCAGTGTATTTGTACATTTTTTGTGATTTAATTGTTGGCAATTTGTTTCTCCTGTAAAACCAATATCAAACAGCAGGCTATTGCGCGCAGTGGGTTTTTATCACCAAACTGCTCACCATCAGCGCAAATACCGTCAATCTCATCAAATGCGCTAACATCTAAATAGTTTTCATATTTTACAGCTAAATAGCCATCACGAAGATGAATGGCGCTAATGCCATGCTCAAACGCCAGAGGCATTATGTCTGAAACGTCACGGCAATATACAGGGCATTCCCTATAGTATGACCCTTCGGGGTATTTTATTACGTTACTGTAAATACCATCACCCGTATCAACATAGTGCTGCCCAATAAATTCTGCCTTGGGGTTTAGTAATAATTCAAGTTCTTTATTTACCTGCGCGTCACTCATACCCCGCAACTGTTCTTTTGTGTGTTTCATAATTAATCTCCTTATTTATCTGTTGTGGGAAGTATGGGCTAATTGGGTTTGGTTGTCAATATGGATTGCAGGATAATTTACTGCGGTTCTTCTTTATTTCCTTTTAACAACACAGTTATTTCCACCAACAACCACTTGGTATGCCTTGTACATATTAGCTTCTGCAATATCAGCATAGTCATCTTGAACAATAACACTGTCGTGTATCGGCACAAGGATACGTTCATCTTCTACTGCACGTTCTAGCATGTAATCCATAAGACTAGACTCAATATTCATTAAAAATGTAGCTTTCTTGGCAAAGAAGAAGTCCAATAGGTAAGCATTCCTTTCCATTAACATATCCAACATCTTACGGATAATTGGAAACTCTTGCCACTCACCTCTTTGCTTTGCATCATCAATCTTTGCTTGCATACCAGAGGATTTTAGTTCCCCTAGTGTGGCGTAGTAAGCTGTATCAAAGTTATCGGCATTAAATAGGCACATTAGACCCACTTTAGCTAAATCTCTCATTACTTTAGGACAATAACCTTCTATCTGCACACCATAAACATCAAAATCTGGCGCTAATTCTTGTCCAACTAAATCAGCAGCAATTCTAGGCCATAATTGGCTGTAGTCAATCTCAACAGTCTGTATGTCATTAATAAATATCTGCCTACGATTCTCTTTGTTGAGTAAATCCGACACATCAGAACCAGTCATGAAAACCCTCCCGCCTTCTTTGAGTGATGAGTTATTAAAGATTTTACGTAATGCTACATGGAATCTATCATCTTGAATGTTTATTTTCCCTTTGTCAAGTGCAGTATTAAAAGCGTTAAGAACATCAACCAGATGCTTCTCTTTCTCTGTTAACCTGATACCGATAGGTTTACCATTGCTGTCTCTCACCTCTATTACGCTGTCTTTAATAGTAAAATCCTTAACATTTTCGGACACTTGTTTAATTATTTTCTCACAAAGGTATAGTTTACTTGTCTCAAACGACTGAGGAACCATCCTAAACTTATCCTTACCTTCTGAATCGACACCTACATAAGTTAGCCGGTAGTCAGTTGCGCCCCCTTTCTCTGTAATCGAATGAGTATAATTCTCCAAGTAACTTAACACTATCTTCATGTTTGTATAACTTATTTTCCTACCCGTGTTGTTTCCATTATAAATCACTGGAACTGAGTAAGCATTCTCATCTAATGTAAGTGTTATGTAAGGTCTAGCTTTGTTGACAATGTAGGCAGTATTTAGGATCATGCAGTAGCAACACCTCTTTATGTCTGTCATTCTTTTTGCTGTAATCTTAGTACCCGTGAAGTCAGTTAGGTACTTAATAACATCCTTGTACAGCGTATCACCAACTAATGAAAGTTTCTTATTTAATTTATAATCTAATATCATGTTTATGCCTCTTAAACCAACTATAAGAGTTGGGATTCTCCCAATAACGGATAAATATTAAAAATACCAATAACCACAAGGGCTAGAGGTATTGTTTGCTTCCTATTCTTTGTCACAAAATACCACTGTTTCTTTGTCTAAAATAACATCATAATAATACGATGCTGACAGTAGATACTCCACCCACACAGATCGAGTGAAGTCGTCGCTACCGTAAGGGCAAACCTTCTCCATCATCTCAATCCAATCTTTAGGTTGTAAACCACATACTCTCCAAGGTAAAACTTTAGTTGTGTTGTCAATGTATAGCATATATAGTCACCTCTCAATTATCACAGCAAGAGAAATTCCCACTGTCTATACCTAATTTTACCACAGGTAACACATAAATAGAAGCCGCATAGACGTCCAAATCAGTCAAGAAATAATATAAATAAATTTTATCTATTGGTTGTTGACACGGTAATTTGGAAGGTGTATTATTGGCACATCGAAACGAGATAGGAGATGGTTATGAAAGACTTTACAGGTAAAGAATTAAAAGTAGGTGATTTAGTTATAGTTGCACATGTGACGGGTTATTCTGGTGAAGTTGGTATGAAGGTTACACACGTAATTGCTTTTTGTGAAAAGACTAATAAGATATTGACAGAGAATGACCAAACTTTTGGGTATTCACCAGAATCGGTTGCCAAGGTTTGGTGTTAAGGAGAAACCAAATGAGTATGTTCTGCAAACATAAGTGGGAGATTTTATCTGAATTGAAAACTGACAGTATCTATGATAGAGTGAGGCGAGATGGTGGTAGCCTGTCATCGTCTAGTGTTTATGGGATGAAAGAAATAATGGGGTGTAGACTTATCCAATTGTGTACATGCACCAAATGCGGTAAGATTAAGAAATTCGTAGAACATATTTAAAAGAAGTGGTGACTAAATATAGCATTTAAACAAACACACAGGATTGTGGCGCCATTATCTACAGAAACATAGGTCAACGTATTGACTACAGGATAAAATGGCTTATAATTGATTATAGACAGCTTAAAAGCTAAAGAGAATAAGGGGAATAATTATGTACCATTTAGTTTTACGTCAATATGATGGAACTTATATAAGAATCGAGAACGAAGAACCATTCGACCAATATGAAATTACAGGTTATGAAAGTGAATATTGTCAGTATACTGTTGACAATACCAGACCTTACTACGATAATCAGGTGAGGTACGATGCTGTGGCAGTTAATATCTTTCAATCTGAATAAGGAGAATAATTATGTTTTTAGTTAAACATTTTCAATATGGGTTAGCGGTTAAGGTAGATTTCTTCCATAACTCAAGAGAGACTGTTATTGGTAGTGTTGAATGTTACGAAACACTAGAGGCCAAATGGAGAGAGTTCTTTGCTTTAGGTTATATCATGGGGAGTAAAACCAACATGGCGACTGGTTGGGTGAGCAATAGAGACTTGAAAGTTCAAGCTGAAGCTGCTAGAATGCTATCAGAAGTGTTTGATATATTCGAGGATGATTTCACTAAAGAAGAATTGATTAAACTTGGTTATAAAGAAACTAACACATTACGAAAAGGAGGAGAACTGCAGTGACTAAATTACAACACATGAAAATTCGTATCAATAATCCAGAACATTCTAGACAGGTGCAGGAGTGTTTGTTTAAATTAGGATATATGTGGAACAGTCAACTGTTCCCTACTGTTTGGAGGGCTGAAGATGCTGACAACCTCTTCACTTATAAAAGTGGTAAGATTTATTGTGCTGCTGATACTGGTCAGGAGTATTTTGTGGAACACAACAACACAGAAGTTACCCTAGAGGATTTACGAGCTATGCTAGCTGAACAGTGTGCTGGTGCTACTAAGGTGGGTACGGTGGATATCCGTCCATTTTCTATAGATACTACAGAGAATCAAATAACATTCCAAGAACTACAAGAACTGGTTAGCACCACCAATATTGAGCTTACATTTCAAACCAACGGTAAAGTTCATATTTATGACTATGATACAGACACAGGGAAAGAGTTTGACAGTGTGGAGGATGCTGTATTATTGTTAAAGGCTAAGGCTGAGTACCTAAAGGAGTGGAATAAATTATGAACCAACAACAAGAATTACAAACATTCCTAGCTGCATTACAACAAGCCAGTAAGCAAGCTGTTGGGTTACGTCAGATGAATGTCACAGATAAGTCTAACCGAAGTGAATGGATTGTTGGGGTAGGAAATCAAATGTTCTCATTGTGGTGTAATCCTGATGACAGTTGGGGTTGGGAGTATTACAACCCGATGCAAAGTAATTTTGGATTTTGATTGAAATGGTTATTGACAGGCTAATTTCAGTCTGCAATACTAGGCACAGCTTACAACAAAGGAGATAAATTATGAAAGGTTACAAAGCTTTTAATCGTGTAAAGGGTTGCGACAAATCTGGTATGTGTCGTGGCATGTTGTTCGAGGAAGGGGAAATCTATGAAACAACAGGAGAACTCAAGATTTACAGTAACGGCCTACATTTTTGTGAATACTTAGTCCAGACCTTTGAATATTATGAGTATGACCATTCAAAGACTATTTATGCGGAAGTAGAGGCAATCGGAGATTTAGATGTAGAAGATTTGTTGGAGTTTAAGTATGCAACCAACAAACTCAAAGTAGTTAAATTTTTAACACAATCAGAAGTAGAAGCCATGTTCTCTGACGACAAACGGAATACTGGTAATCGAAATACTGGTAATCGAAATACTGGTAATCGAAATACTGGTAATCAGAATACTGGTAATTGGAATACTGGTAATTGGAATACTGGTGATTGGAATACTGGTAATCGGAATACTGGTAATCAGAATACTGGTTTTCAGAATACTGGTGATCAGAATACTGGTTTTCTGAATACTGGTGATCGGAATACTGGTAATCAGAATACTGGTAATTGGAATACTGGTAATCGGAATACTGGTGATTGGAATACTGGTAATCGGAATACTGGTGATTGGAATACTGGTTATTGGAATACTGGTGATCAGAATACTGGTAATCAGAATACTGGTAATCGGAATACTGGTAATTGGAATACCTCAGATAGAAACACAGGGTTTTTCAATACGAAACCTATTAGTACCATTTTAGTATTCAATGTTGAAACTTCCTTAGATGAGTGGGGTAGCTGCGAAAAACCTAATTTTGTTTATTTTAACTTAGTGGGTTGTGGTGACTACAAAAAGTCATTCATTGCGAGTTTTAACAAAACAAAAAAATCAGATGTTGAGTTGCTATTAAAACTGCCAAACTTTGATTACAAAGTATTTGAAGAAATTTCTGGAATATCTGAGCAAATGATTATGGATAAATTGAGCCAATAGCACTTCCCATTTAAACGCTCTGTAAGAGCCTCAGAGCAATTCTGAGGCTATCCCTAAGCCAACACACTCATTCAGATAGATAATGGCTTGTAGATGCTTACAGGTATCTTAAAATTGAGAACCAGCATGGTAAATCTTAGAACCGGATGCAATTTTCATAGAACCAGTCCATCATTCCAAAATACCAACAACGTTCACCGTTGCACCAACGACACTTTTCATAAAGACTAGTAGGTAAATCCTTGAAATAGCTAGAAATTTTGAGACTAGAGGTGTTTGCCGATTTTCAGCCAGAAAAATTCAGAAATTTGTACAGAATATGTAAACCAAAAATTTACAAACAGAAATAACTCATTAACATTCTGTTAATATTTAATATGTAAATTATTTGTTAATGATGTTGCAAAAATGTAAATTGTTACAGGCAGCCCCCTGTTTGTCTCCTACCGTATTCAGTAGCCATCACGCATAACAAGAGTATAGCAAACAACTGCAAAGAATTACAAGCAATAAAACAAAATAAATTAAAAATAACTTTATCCTGATTTTTAAACATTGGCATGTTGTTTGCTACGCGCACAATGCTATATAAGAAAGACAATAAAATTTATTTTAATTATTTTCACAAAAACAGGTTGACAGCCTAAATTAAAACAACTAAGCTTTACGCAAGTTAAGGCAATAACGCCTGATAACTGGAGAGATAAAATGAAACAAGAAGAATTAAATTTAATATTAGAAAACCATAAAAAATGGCTTAATGATGATGGTGGAATCCGTGCCGACCTGAGAGGTGCCAACCTGAGCGGTGCCAACCTGAAAGGTGCTGACCTGAGAGGTGCCAACCTGAGAGGTGCCGACCTATGGACTGCCTACCTGAGAGGTGCCAACCTGAGAGGTGCCAACCTGAGAGGTGCCAACCTGAGCGGTGCCAACCTGAGAGGTGCCGACCTGAGCGGTGCCGACCTGAGCGGTGCCGACATGAGCCGTGCCGACCTGAGCGGTGCCAGCCTGAGCGGTGCCGACCTGAGCGGTGCCAACCTACGATCTACAATCGGCAATCAAGGGCAAATTATCACAATACAAACAGATGTTTGGCAGATAGTTTACACATCAGATGTTATGCAGATTGGCTGCCAGCGACACAGCATTAATGATTGGCTTGTTTTTTCAGATGACCACATCTCTAAAATGGATAGCAAAGCCTTGGAATTTTGGAAAAAATGGAAGCCGATTTTAGTACTTATTTTGGAGCGCAACAAATGACAAACCAACAACCAGCAACAATCCACGGCATCAGCGCGCAAGCTACTAGAGTAACCTTTTGCTAAAAGTTGCCAATATTATTTTTATAAAAACAGGTTGACAGCCTAAATTAAAACAACTAAGTTTTACGTAAGTTAAGGTAATAGTGCCGGATAATGTAAATAGGTGATTTATGCATAAAAATATAGGATACCACACCAGATCAATGGAAGACGGTAAAAAATTAGTAGGTGGTTCTTTTGGCGGTGCAATCGACCAGGAGACTGTCGAAAGAATCTCGCGCTTGTTTACAGTCATTATTAAACCATCAGGCAGGGTTGTTTTTGTTGATGACAAAGGTAATGAAGTATACCTCTATTTTTCTATTGACCCCCAAAATACAGAGAAAGGTAAACAGGCAATAAAAGAAGATCGACAAAAACGAGAATTAAAACAAAAAGAAGAACAAGAGCTATTGGAACAACAAGAGAGAGAATTAACCGAAGCTATGCAAGGTTTGAGCCACGAGGAAATATTGGAAAAGCTTGCAAAATAATTTAAATTAGCGCTTGCATTAGCTGGCGCTATCAACTAAGCTTAACGCATCAAAACAAACAAGGGCTTTAAAAATGATTACATTAGCTTTATTCTCAATCACTGTACTGGCTACGATTGGATCGGTTAAATCTGGCCACAGTAAGTTGGCGTTTATGTCTGCAATGTCTTGTGTTGCTGTAATTGCTGGGAGCATGTAAGAATGAGAGTTTTACAACTTGAATGTTACCAGACATCAGACGGCAATTTATTTACCTGTGATCGTAAAGCAAAAGAACATCAGTCTGATATAATTGGACAATTACTAGATGATTTTCTGCTTAATGATGATCGTGGTAATATTACACGGACTGATCGTTATAATGTGTTGACAAAGCAATTAAAAGATCCTAAGCTTGCTGATAAAATAAAAGCTTTATATCATGCAATTAATTTTACAGAGGAATAACACAATGAAAGCCTATTTAAAATTGTTAGCTTGTTCTAATTGGTTAACCGAAGAAAGAATCAAAAACATTTGCATTGTTTGGCTATTTACTGTTATCCTTTGCAGTGGATCAATTGTTAAATTTATTTGTGGGTTAATGGGGGTGTAAGATGCGATTATTTGAATTGCGGGCTGAATGGGTGGAAAAATATGATTGCCCAGATAACGGGGTCACAGAGATATGCAATAACTACGATGTTATTGCTATACAAATTAACGGTAATGATAAGCTCGTTACAATGGCTGAAAATCTGTTAAAAGGTTTTTACGGCGACAACTGGTCATTAGAAAGAGCTACAGAACTACGGGCAATCTATCCGAATTATGATGACTTTAGGGATACAAAGTACACTGTGCACGAACTAACTGATCTAGTAATTGATGACGAATAACACAATGAAAGCCTATTTAAAATTGTTAGCTTGTTCTGAGTGGTTAACAGAAGAAAGATTGCAAAACATTTGCATGTTTACAGTGTTCACTGTTATCCTTTGTAGCGAGTTTATTGTTGAATTTATTTGCGGGTTAATGGGGGTTTGATTATGTGTGTTTATTTGGTTGTTATACTGTCCGGCTTTGAGGCTTCTACGCATTATGTACAGGCTGCTGATTATGTTTCAGCAGAAAAACATGCTATAAAATTGGCTGGTAATAGCGGCAATGTTCTATTGTGCAAGCTCTTAGGTAAGTTAGAAAAACCTGAAAAAGATTAAAATAACAGTTGTTTTATCATAACCAGTATGTTTTAATTAGCTGGCTATAAACAAGACAATTTTTAACAATGGCAATAATGCCAATAACACAAAGGTAGCAAGACAAGCTTGCCAGCCTTTTCGTAAACTCAAAGGTGATAATATGAACAATCAAATAACTATTAACGATACTGATCGTGCTGTTGCAGATTATTTAAAAGCTAATCATATTCATTTTAATAGTCGTTACAACGGCACCAAAAAAGCTTTTGATGATAAGAATGTAATGGATAGCTGGGCAGTTAAGATCGGTTTACATGAATTTGAATATTACACTGGCGTTGGTCATCGTATCAGCTGTTTAAAAAATATGTATAAACTAACAACAAAACAACTAGATGGTGTAAAAGATTTAAAAGAATTACTAGGCAAAGATCGGCTAGATAATACAGTTTTTAAATTGTCAGATGGTGTCAGTTATGCAGTAAGCCCCACACAAGCCAGCGTATTGTATTGCTTATTATTAGATGCTTCAGGGGCTGAAGAAAATTTTTATGATTGGTGTGCTAACTTCGGCTATGAAACTGACAGCAGAAAAGCAATTGATATACATAACGCTTGTTGTGATATACTGCTAAAAATGCGTAAAATATTCACTAGCGCACAACGTGCTGAATTATCTGAACTATTACAGGACTATTAACCATGAATTATTCAACAATTAAAACCGTAAAATCATTCTGTGAAGGTTTACATTCTGAGCCATGTTTTAGAGAAGTAATAACAGAAATTGAGTCGGGTAGTTTTGACTTTGAAGTAAACAACGTTCGCTTTATAAAAGATGACTCTATATTAGAAATTATGGCAGAAGAAATTTTCAACGGCGATGATTATGTGCTAGGTTGTTTTAATGCTCATTTTATTGCAGATAACAGCAACTTAAATTATGAGCTGGTTAAAGCTTATCAAGAATTAGAAGCATTTGAGGCTATCGGCAAAGCTTTAAATGATACTTTGTCGGACAGCGAGAAAGAAAGCTTCTGTGAGCAGTACGTAAGCGCTGATGGTTACGGGCATCATTTTAATAGATACGACGGCAATTGTGAAGAAATACACATTAACGGCGAACTGTGGTTAGTATTTGACAACCGTTAATAAAACAAAACAGCGTTTACAATGCGTAGGCGCTAATTATCCAACACAAAATAATGTTTAATAAATAAGGCTTAATATTATGAGAATCATATACGCCATTTTTGATAACTATAAAAGCTGCTACGATTGCCCAGATCAGATCCATAGTATTTATGCTAATAAAGAATTAGCGCTAAAAGCTTTACATTCGAAGTTTTGTCAATCTGATATAAAATCAGGTTATGTATATATCGACGAATTAGAATTAATTGAGGGATAATCAAATGAAAACTTTCACAGCTAAACAATACAGCAACACTATGCAACCTTGGCAAGCTGACAAAGCAGCTAAACAAGCTAAGAAGCAAGCCAAGCAATTTAAACAGAATCGCAGTGCTAAGCGCTCAGTGTGGGAGTGTATAGGATGAATTTATTACAAAGCTTATTTTGTAAGCCTAAATATATACTAGTGTATGTTGACACACTAGACGATCAAGGGAACCCAGTTAGCTACACAAACAAATATAGTTATGAAGTGTGGGAAAAAATAAGAGACTGGCATGCAATACATATACCACATAACGGGATAATGCCAATATACTAACCTAATAGCCAGCCTTTGAGCTGGCTTTCTTATTCCATTAAACAATAACATTCTGTTAACATTTCTAACATTTTATTAACGCTCATAGAATCCATTGTATAGCGTTATTCAGTAGCTATGCTACCACTTGCTTAGCTTAGTCTTACAACGTCTTATAGGCTCATGCAGACAGCCTATAATTGATTTTATCCTACCACATAGGCTCAATATAATAAGCTATTACATAATTATGTGAATAATATCTGAATAGATAAAGCATTAGTGGATAAGGATATAGGCTCAATAGCTGGCTAATTGTCATTAGATGGATGTTATCAGATAGGGCTAATTGTTTAGTAATTGTTAATGGATCATCTGTTTGGATGTCTAGTGTGGGTGCTAACTTGGTGTTATTGGTTGGTTAATATATTGTTATTTGATTATCTATTCTATTATTGATTGGTTAAACACAAAACTAACATCCTATTAACATAATTAAACTACATACTCTAATTATTAACAATCCATTCACACAAATAATTGTAAATAATCCATTCATAGCATGTTGCATAAATGTAAATAATCTATACACAATTAATTTACATACAACATGCAATCAGTATGCCAACATTAAATAAATATAATTATTCATACAGTATGCAATAGGTAATGACGTGTCATTTAATTGACATTTAACATAATATAGATTATGAGTTATTAGTAATAGAATGAATAGGTTATGCATAATTATGATGAGTAATTGCATACAGTAATTTGTGCTGGATATACAGTAGTATTGATTTGATGAATAGATATTTTAGAATTATAAGCTAATTGTATAATGGGGTATTGGGTGTGTTAAACCACTCAAACGTTAATTTTAAATATACCCAACCTAGTACCCCCAAACGATATTTCCACACTACAAATTAGTCAGGTAATCATCAGGGACCACTAGGGGAATATTAACTGGATATTTTCATACTGGATATTTTAATCTAACCCTTGTGAAATAAGAGTTGGTGGGTGTATCTGCCTGTTGTATTAGAAATAGGATTAGTAACAAGAATTATAGAGGATATTTCAATAGATATTTCTACTAATTATAATTTAGAATAATACACTATGGCATGGTAGTTGCTTTACAGTATAAGCTGGTTTTTTGGTGGGGTTGATTTATGCGGAATTTCTAACCTACCCTAATACATTTAAAGTATTGGGGTACGATATTTCTATTGTGTAGATATTTTAGATGTGTCATAATGCTTGTATTAGATTGGAGGGTGTATGATACATATAGATATTTCAGATGTCAGTACAGAGAAAGAGCTTATTGATGTTTGTGTACAGAATAAATGGGATAAGAAGCCTGATGCTTTTGTGAAGCACTCTACTAAATGCTTTGATTACTTAGAGCATGTTGGGGCTGTTAAGTTTGAGAAGTGGTATAAGATGAGTAAGAACATACAGAGAAGGAATGTGTGGATGTGTACTGTTGCTCAGTTATCTGAAGTGACAGGGATTGCTGTTGGTAATCGGTTAAATATATTGCTCAGAGAATTTAGTAATGTGGGGTTATGTGTTGTTGAATATCCAGAAGGGAAGTATGATGGTAGGAGTATTGTGTCTGAAAGAAGGAGGGTTGTTTTCAACCCCCATTTAGTGTGGAAAGGATGTTTGGGAAAGCAATACCAATATAAGAAGGGGTGGGATGTTAGTAGGTATGGGTATGTGCTGAACAAAGAATAAAAGCCCCAATTAAGGGGCTATCTTTCAAAACCAACTTACTTGTATCATTCACACTATACTTTAATTATCTTGTTCACAATATTCAGCAGGTCGCAAGTTAACCAATGTAGCTGGATGGGAGTGAACGTAATCCCAACCAGTCTTGTCTACAGGTATCGAGTTATATTGACCAGAAACATCTGGAGAGTAATACTCACCTGTAACTCTGTATTTCTGTTGTAACACTTGCACTATCTGAGATGTAAACCATCCTGTTTTTATCTTTCTTGGTACATACCTAAACTCAGGCAACCACGTTGTTTTTAGACTCATAACCCCTCCTTATAATCTATCACTCATATATTGTGCCATCCTCACTAACCACACAGGGTAGTCATTATCGAGTATATCGTAGAAGCTACCAGCCTGCAAGTGAGATTGTGTAACCAAATGAGATAACTTTGAATGCTTTGATAAAGTATCAAAATTAGACAAAAGGTATTTACACATCTTATCAAAACATGCATCACTCAGGAGTGGTGTTCTGTGTGGTTCATGGTAATAGAGATATGAAGCAGCCAATAGCCAGAAATAGATGGATTTTGGACTACTCCTATAATCTTCTCTGGCTTGTTGGTCGTAGTTCATTCTACATTATCCTCCCTATCTTACCAATCTTGTTTTGCAGTTCATAGATTTCTTTTTGTTTTTCTTCTATGCACTTTTGTGTATGCTTAAAGAATTCAATAAACATAGCATCTTGTGTTGAGTATTTCTCAATCTTACCCCACCCTACTATATTACTGATATCAACTCTCTCGTTGTTGGTACAAGCAGCTTGGAATAATCCTTCATTGAGGCTTAGTATTTCCACTGATTTTCTCATTCTTCGCCTCCATAAATAATCCTAAATAATCTTCCACTTCTTTGTCAGTATTACACATCCAGACAATAGAGTCAACATAAAAATCATCATCAGACATCATGTACATGATTTGGGATAATTTATACATATTGTTTGGAACGTGTATAAATTTCTTGTTATTTTGTACATCAATAATGTAACCATCTGCTGTCTTGTAGGGAAGATTTTGTTTAGATAAACTCCATTGTAAGGAGTCTACAAAATATCCCCATTCTGGTAAGTTATTGCACACCACTACTATGTTCTTAATCATGTACCTCACCTCTTAAATCTGAGAACCATCCAACTAAATCTGAGAACCATTCAGCATTGAAGAACCACCTCCAAATATATCTAGGTTTTCTTATTTGTAGCTCACCATGTGAATCTATAAATGGTTTGTGTACACGTATGCGCTGAAAACTTCCATTTCCGCTGTAGTTATGTTTGTACCTACTGGATAAGAATTGCTTGTTGCGCTGGATCAGTTTACGTTTCATACCTTCTCCGCAGTCTTATTCAAACAATCAATCAAAACACTATCACTAAACTTCTTAATAACATCGAGCTTATCCTGAATCTTATTATAGATTGGCACTTGATACGCTTGAGCAATCAGGTTAGTGAATACTGGCTTAGCAGCTGCTGGAATATCTTTAGATTGTTCTAATCGTGTAGATATCTCACTCAGGCTCACATGCTCTTGCCTAACTGTCATAATCTTCTCTGCTTGATTAGCCCATCCATTACAGAGTTCAGATGCCCCTGCCTTATTCACAAAGAGTAATATACACACAATTGCTAGTATGATAACTCCTACAACGTAAAGTTCTCGTTCGAGTTTAGTGTTCTTGTGTGGTGGAAATGGTTTCATTATTACTCTCCTTAATTAATTTCATTACAAGTTCTTGTCTATATTTACATTCCAATGGTCGATTGCATTCCCCTGAGTCATCTGATGTGTCACACTCCAATGAGGCGTAACACCAACCCTCACTCCATACAGGGCAGCGGAAGATTAAGTTCTCAGAAGCTATTAGTGTGTTCATAACTCACCACCCTGCCTGCTGGCGTAGTTGGTTTATTCCTGCTTTGGCGCATTTTTGACATAACTCAATACCACCATGATTAATCCATTGTTCATCAATACTTTCAGGGCCGTTAAAGGCAAAGGATCCACTAATACCGCAAAATGTTTTTTCCGGCACAAAATCACAATCGTTGTACCCTAAATGAACTTTTCTACCGCCCTCTGAGAAAGTGGCATGCGACAAACCCATAACTATTAAAGGCATCACTCACCTGCCTCATCAGATGTATCACACTCAAGGCTGGTGTAACACCAACCCTCACTCCACACAGGGCAACGGAAGATTAAGTTCTCAGAAGCTATTAGTGTGTTCATTTCGATTCCTTGGTTGTTTGAGAGTACTCCACATCTGTCCCGCTTCTTAATTGTTCTACGTAGTCCCTTAGTCCGTTGGGGTGTATATACTCCTTAGATTTCCTGATAATATCTATTCCAACTTCGTTAAGTGCTGCATCATTTCCGAATCTATGGGCATATAAATTGGTAGCTCTTTCAACAGCTTCAGCTCTAATCTCCGCAAGGCATTGGGCTGGTGTTCCTGATAGCGTATCTTTAATTCTCCCTTTCCAAACATCACAATCGCTTTCTGACAGTTCCATGCTAAGCTGCATATCTTCAAGAATGTCATCTAGGCTAGTTCGCAACAACTCAACCTGCGCTTGCAACTTATTATTTCTTTCTGTACTCTCTTGCCAACCAATTTTATGTGCAATAAGGGCTTGCTCTAGCTCCGAAATCCGTTTTTCTATTTCACTCATCTTATTTACCCTCCATCCTCAAAGCCACTAATAAACCACCTACAGCCTCATGTATAGCAATCTGCCTATCGGTGGCCTTAAATAACTTATGATAGTTTCCCCAAAATTCCTCATAATATACCCACCCATCAGCAGTGATGCCATCATAATGGCTATATATTTCTTGCTTGCGTAAATCCTCAAGGAATTGTATTGGGTCTACAAATATATCTTCTAGATGTTGTGGTTTCACCCCTTTAGTTTTGATTCGTTGCATCTTGCTCGTCCTTGATGATTTTATCTGCCTGCTTGAGTACGCCATAGAAGAATAATTCATATCGGTCTACTTTCTGCTGCAATTGTTTGTTCTTCTTGACCAGTGCTAAGTATTCATCTTCGTTCACTTCTATTGTGTTAATCATTTTATCTCCTGAACATAATCAACTTCTAATTCTTGTTCTTCTATGAGGATAATAACACCATACTCATCCGTATCAGAAATAAATTGCCATGTCCAACAATCACCAGTCCATATTTCATGTCGGATGAATTTATCAAAACCTTCAATGAACTTCATCCATTTACCATCCTCATAATAAGTTGAGCATAGATTAAAGGTGTAAGACAAGTGCTTGGCTACTTCAGAAAGGTGTTCTGATTCAAAGAACACTGTAGCATGTTCTGCATCTTCTCCAACAAAATACTTCTCAGCTAGTTCCAAGTCTTTAAATTCAACATGCACAACTTGTTTTAATTCCACTTCAAATTTCATAACCCCTCCTATTTATTAAACAGATAACCTTTGCTATCTACCACACCATTTGTCACAATCACACGTTTACCGTCCTTACCAACAACCTCCCATGTTCTCGTGGGGTATTCCTTACAACTATTTGTATTGCTCAATATGTAATATTCCTGTTGTGTTGGTGGTAACTGTTGTAACTCTAACAAATGAGTCAGCAGAAAGCAAATGATCATATTAAATTTCTCCATTCTCCAGATAAATTAACATATCTGTATATTCTTTTTCAGTTAGGTGAGACTTAATCACCTCAAGATATGCAGAGTATAGTGCTTTATCTTCCTCAGTGTCAAGTAGGTCAATACCATATTTACAATTTAGTAGGTTGTCAAAAGCCATACCTACAAATAATGTTTCCATATCCTCGCGTAATGAATAACCATCATCAAGGAATGGCATGTTGTTATATTTAAGTTCTGGTGTTAATAATTTGTGTTTCATACCCTACCCCTTAGCACTAATTTTATGACCTTCAAATTTATTCTTTGGTTGCTGTAATTTAGAAGCCCTGATTGTATATTTACCCTTACCATATTCTTCGTCTACGAAGCTCTGAGCCACTCCACGTTCTTTAGTGTGAATATATACGTAATACATTGCAGTACGTACATAGAACGTTGCAGGGTGCTCAAAATCAATATCAGCGAATTGTTCAAACTCTACAGTTGTTGTCTTAATTGTCATAATTTCTCCCTCATCTTTATCTGTTTCAAGTATTCCTCAGTAATCTCATGTAGTCCTGTATAAAAGGCTTCAAGTAGACGCTGAAACAACACATCCTTAGTATAACTGTCCACTTGTTCTCTCCTTGTTCTTTTTGTATAGATACATTGTAGTCAACGCACCTAAACCACTACCTAATCCAATTACAGGGAAGTACCATATGTTTTTACTTACTGCTAGTACAGTTATTGTTGTCACTTCGCAGAAAGCTAATATCAAACTTACAGGCACAATCCATTTAGTATGAAAATTAACAACAGCCAACTGTTGTACAGCTTTGAATGCAACATACGTGTAGCTAATTCCGAATAGCAATAAGGTTGTTGTTATGTTCATTTATCCCCGCTCCTCCATAATCAATTCCCCCCAAAGACTTGCATAGCTAATCTTATCAATAACACTATCCTTATGTAAACCCTCTTGACTATAAAATCTAACATCTTTTAAGATGCTTAATATCAATGCAATATCTGATGGTTGTAATTCGGTATTACGTAGTGTATTAAATATTGTTGCTATCTTAGCAAATGATCGCTCACCGCCCTCTTGTTCATATTCTGCTGCACGCTCAAGTTGGATAGACTTCACTTGGTCTAATAACATTGTTGACGTTAATTTGGATATTTCTTGTTCTAATTGTTTTTGCTGTAATTGTGAATACTTAGCTTTAGCATGTGCAATAATTTCCTCATCCGACATATCGAAGTATATTTTAGGGAGTTCCCATGTGTCAACCCAATCTTCATATGGTATTTGATAACTAATGCTGACATTATCCTTTGAAATACAAACCACATTAATTTCATCAGGCCATACCCCGCACCAACTATATCCATACCAATCACCCTCATCGGCACATGGTACATGGTCATTGATGCGGATAAATTCTTTGATAGTTATGTCTCGGTTATTCATTTACCCTCCAATTCTTTAACAATAGTGTTTGTACAATAATGATAAGCACTAATCAAGTCACTAATATCCCCTTCAACACCCTCTGAGACTTCGTGTAACACTTTCTGAGCCACTTGTTGCAGTGTACTATGGAAAGATGTATGGTACTTCTCATATTCCTCGCCAGTGTCCTTACGCTTGGCCATATACTTAGTGTGCAGGTTAAACCCGTGTAGCGATTTCTCGAAACTAAATTTATCATTGATTTTAATTGCCATGTTATTTCCATCCTCTAATATCTTTAATGTCATTTAAACTGGTTGGTTTGTAGTTTACTTGTTCACAAGATACACAAAAATACCTTTGATCTGTTAATTCCTCATCAGTAGCTACATCGTAGTGGTCTAATACCGATAAATCTTGTACAACCTTACTATGTAAATGCCCATGAATACAATTCCCGCGATATAGCTCATAATCTGGCACTGGTACGTGTGTGAGCCACAACCCCCAACGCTGCTCTACACCCATCACACAAACATTCTTATGCTGTAAAGCATATCGCGGTAATGACTTAGCATCGTGATTACCTAATATCAAGTACACTTGTTGAAACTTCTTAGCATAAGCACTAATACGCCAGAATTCACTCTCTTTAAATATTATATCACCTAGCAGCCAGATGCAATCTTGTTTGTTACCACAAGTCATAATATTTTCATGGATAGTCTCGTTGTGTTCTTCTTGTGAGGAAAACTCCTTACGAAACTTCATGTGGATGTTGCTGTGACCAAAATGCGTGTCAGCTATAAAATAATGTTTAGTCATATTATTCTCCTAAATAAACCACAACACATTCTTGAACTTTCTTTCGATTACCACCGTCACAACTTATTGTACGCTGTACATCAAACAAGTGTATTTCGTCTGCGTCTGAATATAGTTCTTCGGTGTATGGTGTCCAGTGGTTACTTATAATCGACGTACACGTACTCTCTTTAGATAACTTTTTCAGTAATTCATGTTCTGCCTTACCAAAACCTTCTGCTGTATATTTGAAATCAGAGGTTAATGGTACATATGGTGGATCAGAGTAGATTAATTCTTCTTTGTGTGATAACTTAAATAATACGTCAAATCCCGTATTGTATAATGTTGTATTATACTGGTGACGTTCATTTAAAAACCTTATGGCCTTTTCTGGCACACTCTTAGGTTTTGTTGTAACTGTACCAACGGGTACATTAAAACTACCTTTACTGTTGTATCTACACAGACCATTGAATCCGTGTTTATTTAGGTATTGAAATAACGCAGCCCTCACAACGGATGCGTCAGATTTACTATTAAAACGTTTTCTGAGGTCTGTATACGCATCAGAGCCGCAGTTGAAGAATGCCTCGCAAAAACTCAAATATGTATCTGGACAATCCAACATGATTCGGTAACTACCCATCAAGTCTCTATTTAAATCATTCCAAATATAGTATTCAGCATCAAAATTTAAACTTACGTTTGCAGCACCAACAAAAGGTTCAACAAAAATAGGTTTACGGTGTTTTTCTAATATTGGTAGCAAATGATTTAGTGCCTTACCTTTACCGCCAGCCCATTTCAATGGGCTGGTATTATAATTACTCATATTTTCTCCTTAAATTTTAATCATAAAAATGCCCGACCAACTAATAATAGCAGATCGGGCAAGTAAGTCAATTAATTATTTTCATTATTTTCTACTTCGACAATAGAAATTTTACCACCCTCCGCTACATCAACCATAACCCTACCACCGATATAATCAATCAGTTGTTTTTTGGTTAATTTAGCCAACACTTCGTCTGGTAATTCCTCAATGAAGTCATCCATCATATCAGCAAGGGCTTCTTCTTGTTTGACCTTGTGTTCTGTTTCAAGCGCCTCTTGCCGCTTCTCCAATCGAGTGATAATTTCTTGTTCATATAACCATATCTGCTTACCATTCAGAAGTTCATCAATCTCTTTATCTGACAGGAAATGTTTGTATGTGTCATTAACTAAATCTCTTTCTTCTTTGTCAATGTGTTCCACCATAGCTTTAACTTCATGGTGAGATCCACCCGTACCGTAACTAACTACGTGGCACAGCATTGATACGTGCCTACCAACATGGCACACATCACAGTTGAGGAAAAGATAACTTCCTGCACTGTGTGCGCTACTCATTAAGTAGCCATGAATTTCGGCACGACAATTCCGCATCAAATTCATCAGGGTGATCATAGACTCCCCATTACCCCCTCTAGTTGAGAAGTAAATCTCAACAATATCTTCCTCATTTGCTGCAAGAAGAACGTCACAGAAGTAGCTGTAGTTATCTGGTTCGTCTATTTGTGAATCAAATTTAAGTATATGTGTCATACTTCGCGGGTAACTGTACGGTAATGTTTTTTCTTTGTACATATATATGCTCCTTAAATTTCGTCAAAGGCTTTAACAAACAACTTAGCCAATCCAGAACGAACTACATCATCCCTATCGAAATAAACCATACCTATGTTGTTAGTAAGCTCAGCATAATCGTCACCATCCAAATAACTCGGAGTTTCTTTTCGTAATGAATGGATCAGGTTTAGGATAAAAGTCAAACCACTATCACCTTTTATGTCTTGCTGCCAAGGTTTAGTGTCCCCACAAACGATCATCTGACTACCTTCGTCAATCCTTGTGACTAATGTTTGCATAGTCTTAATGTCAGTATTGGAACCTTCATCTACAACAATCACCGACCTTTTATAACTCCGTCCTCGGCAATCCTCTAAGGCTTCCATTACAATCTGCCCATTCTCCAGAGCATATTCAAATTGACCATTACCAAGAATTTGCTTAATGGGGTCTAGCATTGATTGCATAATTGGCATCAATTTTTCAGTTGTTGTTCCCGGTCTTAGTCCAATACTCCGACCCACTGATTCGTAGGGACGGATAAGTACAATGCGATCTACTTCACCTTTCAAGAAGCGATTGACTGCATGCACACAAGCTACGAATGTTTTCCCAGACCCACTAGCACCTACACTATATACCAACTGCTTAGTTTTGAGCATTTCAATATACTTTGCTTGATTTGCTGTCTTTGCAACCAGCGGGTAAACCTTGGCTTGTTTTTCTTCTACGAACTTCTGCCGTACAGGTTTAATTGCAGTTTCATCGTCTACTTTTCGCCGACGAGTGCGGGGTGAGTTGTTTGCACCTTTCATACTTCCTCCAATGTAATTTTCATCTTTAGTTCAACCCAAGGGTAATATTTAACCGTCATATTGTGATAATAAAAAGAAAAACCTTTCAACTCTAATTTGTGTACCAATTGTTTTATGTTATCAAATAAAAACCTATCCTGCATCATAATACCAGTCTCTCTGACCTTCACGTTTCTACTGGGATATTGCATACACTCTGCAATTATACCAAGAGCAACCCCAGTAGATTTACCTATGTTACGATCTTCTAAATTGATACCCTGTTGTATACAATTAACAACACACTCTGGGTTATTTTCCCACAACCACCTACTTACACGTATTGACATATCACACCTCATCAAAATATTCAGATAAGAAATCAACTTCGTGATCATCTAAGTCAACACTTGTAACAAAATTATATGCCTTAGATTTCAACACATCATACAATCTTTGTACAACTTCACGGTCAATATACCAAGAATTTTCATCCTTATTCTTTTCGTCTTGTAGGTATTTAACACAAGCATTTAAGACAATTAGCTTATCAATTTTATATGTAGCCATATTATTTCTCCTTATTATAAATATTATATAATTGTTGTTTAAATCGCTCCCTTGCCAAAGCAAAATACCACTTTTTAGCTTCCTCGTTTTTAAATTCCGTTCTAACACCACCCCGTTCACTCACTACCTTGTAAACACCGTTTTCCTCTAAAAACTTTAAGTGTTTTGCAATTTTTTGCTGTTCTTCAGTCGTCGGCGGAAACATCTTTTCCCATATCCATTTAAACATATTAATGAACCACCTTATTTTTCTGAGCCTTCTCTTGCTCAATGCCACTATCGATCAATTTAAGGATATTCTCAGCATGTTTTTGTAACACATCATCAATTGCCCCATAGAATACTTGGTAATTATCTGATGTCAACACATTTAAAATCTTAGCCACTTCCTTGTCAGTCATTACAGTGAGTAGATTATCATATACACGTTGAGCCAGGGGGTTATTCTTCTCTAATTCATATTGTAACTCCAACCCACGTTGGTTAGCTGTATAGAAAGCTAATTCATCTTCGTCCATATTATCTGAATTTGTGTTAATGAATGTTTTAATTTCATTAAGTTGATTCAATACAGGCTTCGATGATAAGTCGAAAAATTCCTCAAGTTGCTTTATAGCTTTAGTTGTCATCATACTCTCCTTCTAAATCCAAGTTAAATTCATCACTACGTTCAAGTAGGTCATATATATCACACAAATCTAAGTCAATCAATATTATTCTCCTTTAATTTCCACAAGTATCTCACAATATATTGCTAGAGTCAAGATAAATATTAATTTATCTACATGAATATCGAGAAATCTCTATTATGTTCTAGCACAATATCGTCATAATCAGCTTTTTTATAATGACCGGAATTGATCTTATGCACCATTGTGTGATAACTGACCTCAACTCCACCATCCATAACAGTCATAGGAATATCTAATATGTAACAGTCTACACCTATAGCTTTGGTATCTTTCGGTGTGCTTAGATGGTAAGAACAATATATCAGTTTTTGTTTATCAATGTCAACTAACACATTCTCATATTTACGATAATTACCAGCACTGGTGTACGCATATACAGTTTTTAATTTAAAGTCTTTAAATTTGTTTGGCATAAATCACTCCTTACAGTATTTCTTGATATCTCTTTCACGTTTACGTTGGTCACTTCTGATAACACGTTTCGATTTGAGTAAATCTAATCTATCTTTCCTAGCTTGGAATATTGGTTTTAGCTGTTCATAAATATATTCACACTCGTCTGGTGTTAGATAGCTGTGTTTTATGCATGTGATAAAATTACAACCGTCAAAACTTATTTGCATCGGTAGGTGTTCTTTCAAATTGCGATCATATAAAATATCCATATGGTGGTAACACTTCCGATTATTCCGCGAATAACCCCGATAATCTTCATTATTCAAATTCAACCTAAACCTATCTGGATTATTCTTCACCAACTCAACAAAACTAATCACTGGCTCAGAAATATATGGTGGTGTTTTCTTAAATAAACTCTTTATCCAACTAATCATATATTCTCCTATTAGCAGCTAAGCTGCAATCAATTTTAAGCTACCTGTAGAAGCCTACAGGACGTTTTAACCTACTACCCAATACGAACGTACTGTTATGGTGCTATAAATCCTTGTAGGCACTTACAGGCACTCCAAATATTCATCAATCTCACTTACTAAAAAATCATCCATACCACATGACCAAACTCTATCACGAACACGACCAGTCCACAACACCTTAGCTGAATTTTTATCACCAGTAGCTAGATTGGCTAGGAAGTCACCAACAACCCTAGGATTGATAGTTTGTTTATACATATTAGTTAGCACTGAGATTTCAGATAGTGCTTCTTTGATTAATGGTTTATTCATTTATTTCTCCTTTAAAAAGTCAGTAAGTTCTTTCCGGCACACTAGGTTATAGTTGGCCTCATCTTGCTTTTGCTTGTCAAGCATAGCCTTTTTAGCTTTAACCACAATCCTGTCTAAAACCCAAGCCTCTATACTAATGAATTCCGTAGGAGTTCCTGACCACGGATATCCTTTGCGAACAATAACAGTATCAAAGTTTATACGGCTGACTGCTATCTCTACGTCTTTCACACAGGTAAAAGCAGTACCACGAGCATATATTATTTCTTGACTATTAAACAAGTCAACAATCTCCCACACAGGTTCTTTCACAAGGTTTAAATAAGTTAATATTTTACGCAGCATTTATTTTCTCCTTCAGTTAAATTTCCACAAGTATGCCCTACGCCCACCACACTGTCAACACAGAAACACAAATATTTTAAATATATTTAGTTGTTGACAGGGTGGTGTTCAGTGTTCTAATATGTTCAGGAATGTTGAACGTTGTAGGTAAATGAACGGACTAACGCAAATAAAGTCTTTAGTTTCCTTGACAACTGTAATATATATGCTATACTTAAGTGGATTTAAACAGAACGGAGTGAATATGTTACAAAAAGAGATGATAACACAACACTTGGCTAAGCAACTTAGACACCACCTTTTGGATCAAGGTATCTCAGTTAATGAGTTTGCTAAACAGCAAGGTAAGACACGGCAGACTATTAGTTTGTATCTGAATGGTAAGGTCAGCATTGATAGTCTGGTAGATATGCTGGATGAATTGGGTTGTGGAGTTACTGTATTGGTGCGGAGGTAAGTATGTAACCGACAAATTGTCTTATAGACCACCAGACATTTTGTCCAACAACCAACCGACAAATTGTCTTGCTAATAAGATAGAGTAAAGTAAGATAGAAAATAAATAAAATAGAATTAAAGAAAGATGACACCAACAGACTTTTTGTCTGATACAAGACTTTACACTAAAAGCTAAAAAGCTTGTTGTTTTGTGTGTATTCTTAATCTTTTATTCTGTTTTGGTGTATAAACAAGTTAAATAGATAAACCACCCGACTTTTTGTCTGTTGGTTAATGGAGGTGTTAATGTTTATTCTTATACCAAAGGAACTACTCTTGTGGATAGATGAGAACAGAGGTTCTTTATCAAGACAAGCTTTTGTCATTGAGTGTATGTTCTCCTTAAAGAAAGGTTAACTTTAACCCTAGTCTAATACTAAAATACTAAGGACTAACTATGATTAAAAATACATTTACAAAAATAGGCGATCATCTGCTGATGTGTGGTGCTGTTGTATCACCAGATGGTGAGGTGATTAAAGTAACTGCTGCTGACAAGCTAATCCTAACCTTTATGCACCACAGGTGGAACTACTTTGTTGTGGAAGAAAAACAAGAGTATTGGGATTCTATGGAATATATAGCACTCCGTACAGGTAACAACGTAAAAACCGTTGAGCGTTGCGTGTCTAAGTTCACTAAAGCTGGTATACTGTTAGCAGAGAAGCGTTTTGACAAAAAGAAGAAACATAACAAGTGGTTTTGGTTGGGTTTTTCTGAGGTGAAATATATGGTTACTAAGAAAGACGGTGGTATGGAATTTGTTAAGGAGGGTATGGAAGCATATAAACCGAAACCACACTACAAAGAAGATAACACTGCCGCAAAACCAGCACTAGAGGATTTTGATATGTTGGTTCCATATAGTGACTATGACCATGATGTAACAATGAGTATGTGGGAGGCAGGTTTATGAATGGTTACTATGTTGATGTGGGTTAGGAGTGAAATAACCATTGACAATCACAATAACCTCTGCCACAATTAGCGCAGATCAATAATTAAGGAGATAAATTATGAAAGAGTTAGAGTTTTTTGAAAAATATTTTTCATTTAGACTTAAAATGGAAAAAGAGAACAACGTAATGTTACAAGTGACACCAAGTTGCGGTATGTGGATGGATAAATCTTCAATGAAAGACGTACAGCGTTTTGGGGCTGAGATCATGAAAAACACACTTGAAAAAGCCTTTCCGAACCTAATCATAGGCGTTTATCACCCAGAGCAATTAGATGTTTGGGTTAACAATGGTAGTCAAATGTCACTTGGTAAGTGTCACATATCTGATTTAAAAGAGTTAAACGAGAAAGCATCTGAAATAATAAATGGTAGGTTGTTTTGGTGCAGCGGTTGCAACCAATTCTTGGGTAAGGTTCTTCACAGTGCATCTGTGTTCTCTGGACACTACTGTAGTGATTGTGTAACCAACAATCCAAAAATTAAAGCTTTAGTTAATGAAAGCAAAAGACCAAACTTTTACGATTAAGGAGAATAAATTATGATAATCACAACAACAGACAATCAACGCATTAAAGTGGATAGCTTTAGTCAATATCAACTTGTAGAACGTAAGAAGGTTAATCGTGGATGCTTCCGATGGCTTGCAGTATTACTATTGTTTTGGCCTGCATTGATCCTTTGGTTCTTTGTCGGTGATAATGCAATGTATGTCCGTATAGACGGGACAATGTATCTGATTAATGAGTTTCAATATAATCGTTTGGTGGACTTTTTGGATGGTGGTGAGATATGAAAACAGTTAGTGAGTTGAAGGTTTCCTTAAAATCTGGTGAATATCATGGTGTTAATATTATGGAAGCTTTGTGTACAATAGAAAATCAGCAAAGACAAATTGCAGAACTTACTCATACACTGAATGAGTTGTATGAAATAACCGATGAAGTTTGGCGCAATGAAGGTTTAGAGTTAGTTAGACATTTAAAACTTAGAAATGTCTTAAAGAAAGTAGATAAAATTTTGGAGGGTAATTAGTATGAATGGTGTTCTTACAAGGCAAGTTTAACCACTCTACAGAAGCCTACAAGCTACTTTAGTAGCCACCCTAAGTCAACATATTACTTAGGATAGATAATGGCTCAGAAGTGGCTGTATGGTTGTTTAAATTGATTGCAGCAGTAGCTGCTGGTATAGGAGGTTAACATGGATTATTTCAAAGTAGAGGATGTACAAGAAGGTAAATTTTTAAATCTAGCCATTGGGGAAAACGGAGATATTTCGTTCTCTTGGTCGCCTAACCATGAGCTAGCTAGGCCAATATTAAATATATTTTCCAGAAGGAATTTATTAGAGAAATATGGTCTTTGTAAACCAGATTATATTTGGCATAAGTGTGACGAGTTTGGGAGGTTTTTGTGAAAGATTTTATTGGAACACCATTACATATTGGTCAAAATGTAGTTTTCATAAGGGACGTGTGGGATGTGCAGCATGTATTACACAAAGGAGTTGTTATTGGTTTCGAGTATAACAAAATCCAAGTAGAGTTTGTGGAGACAGCTTATAAGTGGAATACCTATACAGAGAAGCATGATATACCTGAGTATTCAACAGTAATGAGGTCATTTAGCAGTAATCAGGTTTTTGGGCAATAGGAGGTGAGTAATGTTTAATTTATTTAGAAAGAAACATAAACGGAGCGAATGGTTTGAAGGATTGCTAGATGCAGAAGGGTTGATGGAAGCATCAGGCAGACACTCTACAAGTAATTATTATTATATTGAACTGTATGCAGAAGAAGATCGAGAAGATTTCAAACAAGGATTCATTGATTATCTAAGGTATCACCAAGACGTTTTGAGCAAGGTTTGATTTATTTTTAAAATAATTAAAATAAAATTTGACAGATTTGATTAATGGGTGTAGACTTATATAAGTAGATTAAACAATAAGAGGGCATATATGAAATGTCTCATTGTGTAGCATGTAATAAAATATTCACACCAGCACTCATAACAGATGACTATGGTGAGTTTCTTGGGTTTGAAGATATGTGCTCAATATGTATAGGGATTGCATATGACGAGTATACATATGAGGATATATTTGACCATATATGGGTAAAACCTGTGGGCAATTACACAAGTTATTCAGAAGATTGAATTAAATTAGTGGGTCGTAATGATGGAAACAGAAAGACTTGTATGTGGATGGGGCGTAAATGACTACACTCACACATCAAATAATTTAGTTAATAGCAGTGGTAATAGGGTGAAAACTAGATGTCCATACTACATGAAATGGGCTAGCATGATAGCCAGAGTAAAACCAGACTACATAAAATACTGTAAACCAAGTTATGTTGAATGTACAATATGTGAAGAATGGAAACACCTCTCAAACTTCGTTAAATGGGTAGATGAACAACCGAATAAAAATTGGATGAATTACCATCTTGACAAAGATTTACTTGTTTTAGGTAATAAACACTATAGTCCAGATACCTGCTGCTTTTTAGAGCCAAGAATAAATACTTTTTTAGAGAGGTACAATCCCAAAGTTAGATTGTACTTAATTGGAGCTAGGCCAAAAAAGATAAAAGGTACTGTATTTTATGTATACTCTATTAAAAATTTGTTTTTAAATAAGACTGAGAATCTAGGTATTTTCAATACAGAAATTGAAGCACATCACGCTTGGTTGAATAGAAAACACCAATTAGCTTGTATGCTTGCGGATACTCAAGACGATAAAAGAGTGATAAACGCACTAAAAACCCGATATTTATTAAAATAAATGCAAAATAACTATTGATTTTAAAAAATACCTTGTAATGTAAGAAGAATTACTGTATAATATAGGTATAGGTAAAAATAAAGGTATCACAATGAGTGATGATATATTAATCACCGAAGATGGTGATATTGAAGAAGATAAGCCAGTTGTTGTCCGTAACGAAAAAGGACAGTTCATAAAGGGTGTGTCAGGTAATCCCAACGGAAGGGGTGAAGGTAATCAGTCTAAGCTCAACAAGACTAAGTTAATTACCCAATATAATAAGTATGGTACAAAATCCTTTGAAGATATTGTACGTCTTGGCAAGAAAGCTGAGAAAGCTGGTCAACTAACCACAGCATTAAAAGCTGCCATGTTTATAGCAGAAAAACACTTACAGATGGTTTTACAGCAAGATAAAACAGCATTAGAATTACAAAAGCTTCGCATGAAAGAATCTAAAGATGATGGTGATTCTGATGAAGAAGATAATGACCTGACACAAGCCATTTTCCAGTGGCAACGTGCAGAGAATGATTAAAGATTTCATAACTACAACAACATCCTAGCTAACTCGCACACCACTCAATATTAGGTTGAGAACATCAGTGCATTCCCTGTTAGCATTATCTCCAGCCCCATTTAATGTCCCTCCTTTCATTACTTGGGGTTTATTTTTTGTTGTAAAATAATTAACATACAGGAATAAAATTTTGAGTAAAGAAATTAAAGTATATCAGTCACGCAATCTTAGCGACTATAGCAAGAAGTTGGTCGAGCTGGTTAAAGCTGGTAATGAAGTGTTATTAGACCAGTGTATCAGTATGCTCGGTAAAATATATACGATTAAGTATTATGAGCCAGAAGCTGTTGTAGAAGAGACTGTAGAAGAAGCTGCTGTATCCTCAGAGGGTGTAACAACGAAAGCTGTTAAGAAGCCCCGTGGTGGTTCTGCTTCCACAAAGTAATATTTAAGGTTATGATTGGTTGGCTACACCAAGCTCAGGCGAGTGAAGTAGCAATAATTAATATAAAAATCCTGAACCGTCCCTAGTAATAGGTTGGATTTCTCCCTGTAATAAGGGCAAGCCAAAGTGCTGAGAAATGTTTTTAATTCGGATTAATTTGAGGCGAAAGCCCACTACGTGATGACCCAGCCGAAAGGTAAGGTTCCTGCTCTGCAATAATTTAAGTTGCATCAGGTTTCGTGGTGTATTCTAACGCTAGTAATAGTATTGATATGGCACGTTATGTATTTCACAGCCCACTCAATATTAGGTTGAGGTATCCCTGTGATGACACTGGGAAAGACTAGATTATTCTACTTTTAGCAGAGTGGAATTAAAACTAAAAGTTTGCAAAAGTTTCAGATGAGTGTATATTAGAAATACTCTACAAGGCTCACGAACTAAATACACCTCAAAAATTAATATGTAATGAATACGAGCTATCCCCTGCACAAGTCAGCAGGATAGTCAATGGAACTAGACGTAAAGATTTACATGATCAATTCTTTGCAAAAGCGCATTCACAGTAGTGTGCTCTCTCGAAGGAGTAACAAGTATGGGTAGACCAAAGACACAAAACAAAGTCAACCTCAACAAAGCACCTCAGATAATAGAGATGCCTTTTGGGGCAACAAGTAGAAAACAGCAGATGATTTTGGACTCAGAGGCTGAGATTCTAGTGATCGGTGGTGGAGTATAAGCGCCACAATATATGGTGACATATATTTAGAACCTATTTAATTCGGTGAAAGCTAAGGGCTATGCCTATGCCAATACCGAGCCAAGCGTAACGGCGTGTGTAGAGATCATTCCCTGTCGGGAAGTAGGGTTCAAGCGAACTCGAAATAGTAGGCTCTCGCAAGAGATGAAGATATGATCCGAACTCACTGGAAACGGTGAAAACAGAGTAGCGACTGTATAAAATAAGGCTGCTGGTTCAGGTAAATCCTACCTTCTCCAAATGCTCCCATTAAAATATATAGATGACCCTCGAACTACAGCAATAATGTTTCGTAGGACAACCCCACAGATTAAAGGTCAAGGTGGTTTATTTGATACTGCATTTAATATGTATAATCAACTACCAGACATTATCAAGCCAAAGTTTCGACACCAAGCGTTAGAGTCAGTTTTTCCAACAGGTGCGAAAGTTAAATGGTCACACATGGAGAACGAGAAGGATAAGCTAAACCACCAAGGGTTGCAATACACCTTTATTGGTTTTGATGAAGGGACACAGTTTGAGTGGTCACAGATTGAATACTTGATATCACGTATGCGATCTGAATCAAAGCACCCATCAAGAATGGTAATCTCTTGTAACCCTGATCCAGACCACTACATCCGCACAATGATAGATTGGTGGCTTGACGAAGAAGGCTACCCTATACCAGAAAGAGATGGTATGGTTAAGTATTTTATCACATTGAATGGTCAGTATATTTGGGGTGACTCAAAAGAAGAACTTATAGAAAAATATAAGACGCCTGAGTATACACCAAAACCAATATCGTTTAGCTTCATTAGCGCCCTGATATACGACAATCCATTAATGATCAAAAACAACCCAAGTTACTTAGCTTTCTTGGAAGGTCTTAACGAGATCGATAAGGCAAGATTATTACATGGTAACTGGAAAGTAAAACCGAAAGGTTCAACACTATTCAATTGGGATTGGATTAAGACGGCAGACCACCTACCTTATGGTGTTAAATCAGTCAGGTCTTATGACTTAGCTGGTACTGAACCATCTGATATAAATTCACACCCAGACTTCACTACCTCAATTATGGTTTCTAAAGATATGGACGGTAAGTTCTATCTCTCAGGCAACTACCATAATTTATTCTGTGATAACGGATCGAATATAAAAGGTGCAATGAGGAAGCTATCTGGTGAAAGAAATCAGATAATGCTGAAACAGGCTCATTTGGATTCTGACGATACTTATGTAATATTACCACAAGACCCCAACTCTGCGGGAAAGGCAGTGTTTGAGGAAATGGTTAAGTTTTTCTTATCCAATGGTTTTATCGTTAAAAAAGACCCAGTACCACACACAAAGTCAAAGATAGCTAGATTCGAGAACTTTGCAACAGCAGCAAGTAATGGTCTAGTTTATGTTGTGGAAAGTTCGTTTGATAAACCTACCTTAGAATTCATTAAAAAATCCCTTTGTGATTTCACTGGGGAAAGGTCTGGTAGATTGTATAAAGATGATATACCGGATTGTGTTGCAACAGGTTTTAATTATCTAAACGTAACACAGATGATACCACAAATAAATCTACCAAACTTAACCAAATCAAATGAGTTTTCATTTTAACAGGAATCCTTAATGGAAGAAGAAAATTTAAACCTTGAGAAAGGGGATAATCCTGTTCCAAGGATTCGTATGTCTGAGTATGGTACAACCGGACTTAAAGTATTTTCAGACCAAATCTTTGAAGAGGATAGACCTGAATTACGCGGGACTGGTTGGATTAAAGAAGTAAGGAAGATGCGTAATGACCCAGTAGTTAGTGCTGGTGTTGAATTATTGCAAATGTGGATGCAGCGCGGCATACCTGATATAGTCCCTTACTCAGAATCAGAAGAAGATGTAAAACGTGCCAAGTTCATAGAACAGTGTATGTACGATATGGAACATACATTTGACGACTTGATGAAAGATATTACATCTAATGTTTGGTACGGTTACGCACCAATAGAAAAAGTATTTAAAAAACGTTTAGCAAATCAGTCTAAGTATAATGACGGTTTGATTGGCTGGAAGAAGTTACCCATTCGCTCTCAGGATACAGTGGTCGAGTGGAAAACAGACGATACTGGTAGAAACATTACCCATTTAATTCAGGATATCAATTCAGTTACATCTGGGGAGAGATTGAATAGATTATTATTCACTTATCCAGCAGGTGAAGTTGAAATCCCTATGGAAAAGGTACTGAATTTTAGGTACAACGGTACAAGAGGTAATCCAGAAGGTCGTAGTCCCTGCAAGTCTATATGGGGTGCATACAAATACCGCTGTCAGATTGAATTAGATGAAGCTATTGGTGTTCAACGAAACTTGAACGGTGTCCCAGTATACTATGCTCCAGCACAGTACATGTCACCAGATGCTAAACCACATGAAAAAGCGGTTTATGAATCAATCAAAAATCAGATACGCAACTACCAGAATAATGAACAAGCTGGTTTTGTAATTCCGAATATATATGATGAACACAGTAAGCAGAGATTATTCAGCTTAGAGCCATTAGAAGTTAAAGGGTCTAATCAATATAACACAAACGACATCATCAAGCGTTATGACTTGAAGATATTAACAATGTTGTTTGCTGATATCCTTATGATGGGTCAAACGTCCACTGGTAGTTTTGCTTTATCTGGGTCTAAGACAAATCTAGTTGAAATGAATATTCAGCGCAGGCTAAAAGAGATTGCAACTGTATTTGAGCAAGACCTATTTAAACAGACATTTGAGCTTAATGGGTGGGATTCAAAACGCTTACCTACCATTAAGTTTACATTCCCCGAAGATCACAACCCTGACGAGTTTGGTAAGTTAATACAACGTATTGGTAGTATTAATTTCATTCCACGTACACCGGATATGGTTGGTTGGGTTGCTAAAGCAATGGGTTATCCAGACTGGAAAAAGTTTGCTGAAATGGAACAAAAAGAATTAGACGAACTTTTCACTGATAATGAAAGTGGTTCTGGTGAGGGCCAAGGTTCAAGTGGTACAGGAACCACACAGTCTGGTGGAGCATCTAGTTCTACAAATTCAAACAATGCCTCGTAGGAGCAATAATGGCACATAAACTATCGAGGCTGTTAGCCGAGAAGATTTACAATAAACCTCTCTTGATTACTCCAGACAGCTTAAACGCTGTCTTGGATTATCTGGAACACCGTACAGATTCAATCACATCCAAAGAAGTAGAAGCATCTCTTGTTGAAATGGGTGTAGAACGCTCTGAGAAGATGCTGACGGACACATTAGCTGTTATCCCCATCACTGGCTCATTATCATATGAAAAAACATTCCTAGGCGCTTTGTGTGGAATGACATCATATGAGGGTTTAATTGAGGACGTATCAGAAGCTTTGTCAATGGGTTTAAAAACCATTGTGTTTCGTGCTGATAGTGGCGGAGGTGAAGCTTATTCACTTATGTCTACAGCTAAGACAATACGTGCAATGGTTGACCAAGCTGGTGCAAAGATAATCACATACATTGATGGTATGGCAGCTTCTGCTTGCTATGGCTTGATTGCTGTATCTGATGAAATTATTGCACACTCTGACTCACAAGCTGGTTCGATTGGTGTAGTTATTCAGCTAATGAACAACTCAGGTAAATTAGAGAAAGAAGGTTACAAACGCAAGTTTATCACTTCTGCCGATTCTAAAGTACCATTCGATGATGATGGTGAATTCAAAGCTGAATGGCTTGCTGATTTAAAAGAATCTGTTGATACATTACACACCAAGTTTGTTAACCACGTAGCAGCTTACCGCCCAATGAGCGCTGAGCAGGTTGACAGTCTACAAGCGAAAGTATTTGGTTCAGATAAAGCCTTGAGTCTTGGTTTGATTGATAAAGTCATGGATCACATGGAATTCCAAGAATACTTAGAACAAATATCAGAGGAAGTGAAGGAACCTAATATGTCACTGTTTGGTTTATTTAAAAAGAACACTAAGGCATCTGCCGATGTGTCTCAGATTATGTCTGAGCAACAACAAGAAGCTGCGCTTGCAGCAAACCCAGAGGAAAATGTAGATATGGCTGAACAAGCCCTAATGCAAGAGTTGCAAGCTAAGCTAGATGCTTTACATATTCAGTATGACGCTGACGTAGTAGAGGCGTTAGCTGCTCTTGATGAAAAAGATGCAGAGTTGAATGCAGCATTAAAAGAGTTGGCTGATATGAAGCAAGCTCAAGCTGAACAACTTTTAGCGGATAAAAAAGCTAAGTTAACTGCTGTAGTTGGTACGGAACAAGCTGACAGTTTGTTTGCTCATCTGTCAACACTAGAAGATTCAGCGTTCAATGCTGTAGTTGATTCATACAAAACGGCTAATGCTAAATTCGATAAATCTGAATTAGCATCAGAAGTCGGTGTTGAAGCTGACGGTTCTGCTAACACAGTAGAAGCTGAATCAAAGTTAGTTCAACGTTTAAAAGCTCGTCAACAAAAACAATCTAAATAATATAAAGGAAATAAATAAATGGCTATTGGTGTAACAAAAGTCGCAAGCGATTTCACTAACGAATCTGATTTAATCAAGCATGAGTCTGGTAAGATTTGGGGTTATTGTCGCGGTAACGTAACTGTGGCTGCTGCCAAAGTACGTGGTGATTTAATCCAAGCAGACGGTGCATTAGCTGCAACTGAAGCTGCAATTGTTGGTGTAGTAATCAACGACACAGCCGCTGGTGAATCAGCGCAATATCTGAAACGTGGCGAGTGTGGTGTATTGAAAACCGCATTAGTTTATGCAGCACTTACTCCAGCTACCGTTGATGCTCGTTTAGAAGCATTAGGTATCCAAGTAATCCGCGAATACGTTTAATCAACCAGACTAATAATAGGAAATATAGTACATGGCTAACGCAATTTCTCCAGTGAATTTTAACCAACTGGTTGACTTAACTACCGCAATTAATTTAATCCCTAACCGCTACCGCCGTCTAGGTGACTTGGGTTTATTCACCACTGAAGGTGTATTCCAAGACACAGTAGTATTTGACCGTACTTCACAAGAAATCCACTTGTTAGGTGACACTAAAGGTCAAGGCAACAAGCAGTTATCAAGTAAAGATTGGGAACGTGAAGTATTCTCAATGGTTGTTCCTGAGTTTCACTACTCTGACTACTTAACCCCTGCCGATGTTCGTGGTATTCGTCAATCAGGTTCTGCTGACCAAGAAGAAGCTCTGACAGACATCCAAGAGCGTAAACTTACTAAGTTACGTGACCTGCACGAAGCTACTCACGAATACTTACGTTGGGGTGCCATCAAAGGTATCACAACTACCCCAGACGGCAAAGTATATGCTAATATGTTCACCGCTTTCGGTGTTACTGAAAAGGTTGTAAACTTTGATTTCCGCGCATCAAACTTATCTGGCTTCTTAGCAGATTGCCGTGAAATCTTACGTCACATGGAAGATAACCTGCTGACTGCTGGTATGTGGGCCGGTGCTGCACACGCTTTCGTGTCTCCAGAGTTCTTTGACGCTCTGACCACTCACCCAACTACTTTTGAAGCATACAACATGTTTGTTGCTAACAACCAAGTAGCACAGGCTCAGCCAAACCGTGACGATTTAGGTCGCATGTACGCTGGTCGTCAGTTCTATCATGGTGGTGTATTGTTTGAAGAACATCGTGGTGGTTTCCCTTACAATGGCGTAATGCAGAAGTTCATTACCGCAACAGAAGGTCGTGCTATCCCAGTGGGCGTGCCTGACCTGTTTGTAACTTATGCTGCACCAGCACTTAAGTTCTCTTACTTAGGTAGTCGTGGTGTACCTACATACGCATGGCAACGTGCTATGGAAAATGATGAGCAAGTTGAAATTGAGTCTTTCTCATCTGTACTTCCAGTATGTAAGCGCCCTGCTGCATTAGTTCGCGTTACAGGTACTTACTCTTAATTTGATTGAGTGATTTATAGGGGAGCATCCTTCGGGGTGACTCCCCTTTGTCAGTAGATAAGGAGGGAGTTTATGGCTTATACAGATAACCCGTTAGATCCAACAGATAGAATAAGATTAACCATTGGCGATGTAGACCCAGAATTTCCTTTAATCTCAGACCAGTGGTACGGGTATTACTTATCACTAGAGTATACCGAAAATGCTGTAGCTATTGAGATTGCCAAGAAGATACTAGCCCAATATGCCAACGATGCCTCAAGGCAGCGTGAGGGGATGGTTGAGATTTACGGAAAAGAACGTTTTGACGCATATTTAGCTTGGTTAAAAGACATTGTAAATAATGGTCTTACTTCTGCACCAATGCCTTATGCTGGTGGTCAATCAGTAGCTGATATGTTAGAAAACGATCAAAACCTAGATAACGTAAGACCTTGGCGTAGGTATAACTATGAAGATTTCTTCTAAAGTTAAATCAGACCAATCCGCCATAAACAATCTAATGAAACGTCTGAAAGCTTTAGATGAAAGAGAGGTTGAATATGGTTATTATGATTCAGACCAACATCCCTCTGGAAAGTCAATGGCTGAAATAGCCTCCATAAACAATTATGGTGACGATGAACAAAATATCCCTGCAAGACCATTCATGGAACAAACAGTTGATTATGTAACACAACGATATGAAGTTGATAATAGCTGGAAAAGAGATTTATGGCAATACTTCTGTTATGGGGGTGGTGTCATACCCTTCTTAAACAAGCAATCATCTGAGTACGGTGTTGACAGTATTCAAGTTGTAATGAATAGACAAGACTTTGAAGATAACGTAGCTTGGTGGGAAAAGGCCAAACAATCTAAATATGGTTTTACACAAATCCTATGGGAAACTGGTGCATTATATGATGGCGCTAAAACTAAAGTAGTTAAGAAAACGAGGGATACATGATAAAACGCAGAAACGGAGCTATCCCCCGCAAGACATTAGACGCTAGACACAAACAAGATGTGCTAGACGAATTTGAAAGACCATTAACTCCCGTTACAATACCATTTAAAATCTACAAATGCACAGTTCAACCTTATGTTGGTGATACATTCCAATTAGCTCCTGATGGTTTTCAAGGTAAAGATGTGTTTACTTTATTTACTGAAACACTACTTACTAGAGGTAAGGAAGGTAGTTTGATTAAACCCGATGAAGTGAATATTAATGGTGTTTGGTTCCGTGTTGTTAAGGTCAAGCCTTGGCAAGTGGGATTGATACCACATTATGAGTGTATTGTTGTAGAGCTAGATGAGGGGTTAGTATGAGTTATATTGATACCCTTAAAGATTTTGAAACAAGACTTGGTAGGTTTTGTAAAGATGTTACTGACTTAAAAGTCACATTCAGAAATGCAAGTAATCAGAAGATAACCGAACAACACATTCAGTTACACGTTGACAGAGTTAATGAGAACGGTTGGGAACACCTCAACCCTGAATTAACCCCAAGTGGTAATTTTATCACATCAAAAGAATATGAAGTGTTTGTTGAATGTTCTTGTCATAGAGGGGATTACACCCAAGCGGTGTTAGGTGAGGTACGTCACCAATTATCCACTAACTCTGGTTTGTATTATAAATACTTTGGTGATACTAAGTTCTCGTATCTGCGTTCAGCAACAATACAAAAAAGATTCTTTACAGTAGATGGTATTCAATATGAAGAACGCTCTGTAATGCAATTAGTTTTTAATATGATGGTTAAATCTTCTGACATAGAAGATATTGGCTCTATTGAAACTGTAGAGATAATTAATCTCAAAACTAAAGTGTCAGAAGATACGGTAGCCGTAGATGATACTCTTACCATTACTTACCCTCAACAATTAGTCCCTACTTAGGAGAGTTATAAATAATGTCAGTTGATATTAAAGAAAGAGTAGATGTTGTCGTATCTCTTGGTACACAACCTATTTCTACAGCTTCTTTCGATTCAGCTATGTTCTTAGCTGACGACGAGAGTGCAGGCTGGCCTGTCGCATTCACAGAAAACTATCGTGTTTACACTTCACTGAAAGCTGTGACTGATGCAGGTTTTGCTGAAACAACCTCAACATATAAATTTGCTGCATTAGTGTTTGGTGGCAACTTTGCTGTTAAATCACTTTATGTAGTTCGTTACACTACAGACGTAGGCGCTCCTGTAACACCTACAGCAGCATTTAACACTCAGCTTACTGTAGATGACACACCTTACTATGTAGCGTGTGATGTGCACACTGAAGCCGTAATTACACCATTGGTTGCTGCTGCTGAAGCTGCTTATCGTATGGTTGTAGTTAGTTCACAGGAAGCAGGTATTCTGGTTCCAGCCACTACTACAGATTTAGGTAGTGTACTACAGTCTGCTGCCTATGACCACGTATTCACATTATACCACCCATCTGCTGATACAACATTTGCTGAAGGCGGTGTAATTGGTGCAATGGCTGCTATCCCTGCTGGTGTATCTACACTAGAAGATAAGACCATGATTGGTGTTACATCTTATTCTATTGATGGCACAGCAACTACCTCAGTTAAAGATAAGAACGTAGGTTACTACTCCCCAATTGCAGGTGTTAAGTCACTATTTAATTCTAGAGTAGCTTCTGGTCAATTCTTCGACACTATTGTATTCAGTGATTGGTTACGTGCACGTATTGGTGAAGCAGTATATGGATTGATGAAGCGTCGTTCAGACGCAGGTTTAAAAGTCAGCTACGACGAGAATGGCACGAGCTTAATCCGTTCAGCTATCTTCGGTGTAATCCAAGTGGGTTTAGCTAACGGCGCAATTAGTCCAGATATCTACCCTGTAGTACGTACACCATCTCGTGAAGAAGTGAGTGAAGCAGACCGCACTGGTCGTGTATTACCAGACGTAGTGGTTGAAGTGTTATATAGCAACGCAGTACATAACGTTCTTGTACGTGCATACGTAAGCGTATAAGGAGATAATAAATGACAATTAAAGCATACGATCCTAAGAAAGTAAGCTGTGCAATTGGTTTGCAGAATCCAACAGGTTATGCACCAGATACTAAGATTGTAATCAATCGTACCAACCCTGTATCAACTACTACAGTTGGTGTAGACGGTGACATCAGCGTTAATATTGATAACCGTTACACTGGTACAGCCACAATCAGCTTAATGCACAATAGCCCATTCAATGATGTATTGAATAGTTGGGTTGCTAGTATTGAGCAAACAGGTTATCCGTTCCTTCCATTTGAAATGAATGACCCATCAGGGAGCGCAATCAGCACTGTATGTTGGGTGGAGACTGTTCCTGACTATTCTGTAGCACAAGAGACAGGTGAGATGTCTTGGGTGTTTGGTTTAGCGGACGCACGTTTGTTACCAAATCAATCTACTGCACGTTTAAGCGCATTGAATCAGCTTACTCCAGCTTCTATTTAATTAAACAATTTGTCATGCTGACTAACAAGGATGTTGGTCACATTTATCTAGTATGATAAGTAGGTATGACGTTAACAGGTGAAAGCATGACAACACAATTATCAAAATCAACACAACAAAAATTTGTAATCGGTGAGGGTAAAACTTCACGTACATTCCTATCAGACGGCTGGAGTCCTCTACTGGCCGCAAAAAACCTACCTAAGATTGGTAAGACTTTTGCAACACCGATCTCATTTCTATTTTCAGCAACCGAGGAAAACTTTGGTACGTTGATACCTCAAGCCTTGTATCTCTTATTCGAAGAAATGGAGCAAGGTGATATTGAGGCACTTTTTAATCTTATCCTTAGTAAAGTATGGGCAGAGAATGGTACTAGGTTAGTAGACCTAGACAACGATTTTGCCAACTTAGACGAACTACTCTCGTTAGTGGCTTTAGTGTTGAAGCAACATTACGGATGTCTAACTTCGGGAAAGTCTTTCGCATCCCTTCTGGAGACTCTGGTGCCAGTCAGTCGAATGACTCAGGCGTAAGACCGTCTAAGCAGGCTCTAAGTTATATAGAAAAAACTTCTTCACTTGATTTCATAGACTATATGTTCTTTAGAGCCGTTAAGGAGGGAGGTGAAACTGGTGCAAGTCTTGAGTCACTAGATTTGAATTACTTAGTTAAACTGAACGAATGGTTGGACATCCAGAGTTACATGGAATCTGACGTAGAGAAACAGATAGAAAGAAAACATAAGCAGAAGGGGTGAAATAGCCCCTTGCTTTAAAGGTATCTGGTTCTCAAAGCTTCAGCTACTCTTGGATCATCTTGTAAATCGGCAAGCTTTAAAGCGTGTTCATGTTTCTTAGCCTTCCAAGCTAAATGAGCCTCTAATTCTGTGGGAAACAGACTAATATATTCTGTTTTATTAGTAAAAGGATTACTACATTTAGATGCGTAAGGGTTCTCTTTACTAGCACCTGAGTGAAAACAAACACCTATTAATAAAGAACCTCTTGAACGTTTTGAATCTAACATGAAGGTGTTTATTTTACAAGAGATGTATACACAAGTCTCAGGCGAGTATAATTTACCATTCCCCAGTAAATCTTTATCTAATTGACTATTTTTCCAATCTCTATTAGGCTGAGAATCAACCCATTTAATAAAATTCGATAAGTATTGCCACTCTTTGAATATTTCACAACCAACATAACTGGAACAGCTACCTGAAGGGTCATTACCAAAACACCTGCGGATCATACTCCGCCAATCAGCATAGTATGGGCAAGTCCACACCAGTTTACTTTTACCTTGAATTGTTACAGTTACTCCAGTGTTATAATTAACGTCCACAACACCCCACCCATGTATGGTTGGTTTCAATGATTCCCAATCTTCTCGTCTAATATTTTTAGTCACATTACTTCTCCTGTAGGTTAAAAAGTAAAGGTAGCACATAATGAAACAGTTTGCAATAGTTTTAATAACATAAAGGAGGTGTGTCTAAATGAAAGACATTGCCGGTAATGTCACGAATAAAATCTCATTTGAAATTGATAGAAGGTCGTGGCAAAACCTAGACAAGTTCCAAAAACGAATAGCTGACGTAAAGAAGCAATTATCTGGTCTTAGTGGGAACATCAAGGTTAATGCTGTTGTTAGTAAGTTTGACAGGGTACAGAAGGCAGTAGGGGCTAAATCTGTAGCTAACAAACAACAAGAATATAACGCGCATGTAGCCTTATTCCAACGACACCAGAATAAGATGGCAGAAGTTGCAGCAATGAATCAACGCAGAGTTGATAATGCCCGTAATATGATGTCATCAAGGCTTAGTACAGCGGGGGCTTCTGACAAGGTTAAAACTACAGCATTTAATAGGTTTGATACATTCTCCCAACAAATGCTTGCTGGTAAGATGACAGCTACTGAGTTTAGTAGGGCAGTTAACCAATCTACATCTAGTTTGCTAAGGCAATCGTCAGCATCTAAAAATGCTCAAATGTCTATGCGAGGATTGCGTAGTGAGTTGATACAAGCTACTGCTGCTTATAGTGCATTTGCTGTTGGTGCTAACGTGTTTAGTACTGGTAAAGAATTACAGAGTCTTGAAGCAGGTATGCTGATATTTGCTAAAGATGGAGCAGGTGTTAAACGTGAGATGGATTGGTTAGTATCTAAATCCCAAGAGCTTGGTACTAACTTTATGGTTGCTGCACAAGAGTATACTAAGTTCTCTATTGTAGCCAAGAACAAAATGTCTAATTCAGAAGCTAAACGATTATTTGTCGCTTACTCTGAATTAGCCACAGTACAACAGATGGATCCAACTAGGTTCCATCGCGGCATGAACTCCCTTATGCAGATGCTTTCTAAGGGAAGTCTAATGTCGGAAGAAGTAAAAGGCCAGTTTGCAGAAGCCGCCTATGGTGGTGTTGGTTTATTTGCAGAAGCTTTAGGAATGACTGAAAGGGAATTCTTCAAGGCAATGGAATCTGGTAGCTTGCTATCATCAGAAGTGTTGCCAAAATTAGCAACACAGATGAGTAAAGTTGCTAGAGAAGGTGGTGCCTTATCAGCAGCACAGAAAACAGTTAACGCCGAACAACAAAGATTTTATACACAACTAGCTTTAGCCAAACGTCAATTCTTTGAGGGTGGTTTTGGTAAAGCAATGGCTGAGATATTCTCTCAGATGTCCTCTACACTACAGTCCACCAACTTCGCCTCTATGGGCGCATTAATAGGCGGTTCGTTACGTGGTATAGCTGATGCACTTAATGTACTAACGTTACCCCTACGTGGTGTAATTAATCTATTTGGTGCATTATTTGGTGAGTCAGGTTCTAAGTGGCTAGGTTACGCAGCGGGTATAGCATTGGTATCTGTGAAGGTTTTAGCACTAGCCAAGGCTGTATCATTCTTAGCTGTAGCTGCTAGGGCGTTAGGGGCAACCCCTGTTGGTTTGGCAATCTCTGCTGTAGCACTGGGAAGTTTAGTTGCATTAGATAAATTTGTAATACAACCCTCCATGCAAAACCCTGTAGACAAAATGGCACAACAAGCTTATAGCTCTAAAACAAACACCCAAGTTAACGTGGTTGTTAGACCAGACGGTAATCAGTTTAGTCGTGCAGTACGTGCTGACATAATGGGTTATGAATATGAGAAAAATGCTGACACCGTTGCTAGTATATATGCTTAATCGGAGTACAAAATGAGTCAACAAGATGTAGTCCTGATTCTGGCTAATAAGATGCAGGCTGATAAGTTGGGGTTAGGGGGTACATTCCTCCTTCCCGACTGTACTCTGTCAATTGACCACAAGTTTGAGAATGATGTAACTGAGCATCCTATTGACCGTGGTTCAAGTGTATCAGACCATGTAGTCAATAAAAATGTCACCTTTAGCGTATCCGGTGTATATAACACCTACTCCTTACAAAAGTATGTACAGGACGGTGTTAGTACACAGAACCGTGTGGCAGATGCCTATAAGAAGTTGTTAGACTTGCGTAACAGTAAGCAGCAGTTTACATTAGTGAGCCGCTATGACATTTATCAAAACTGTGTTGTTAAGTCATTATCTATTCCTGTAGCACCTACTGATGGCAACACATTAATATTCTCTATGGAGATAACTCAAGTACGGGTGTCTCAACCTTTCAGGCAAGTCACTCTTGTTCAATTAGAAGATGTTAGTGAGCAGTTTGTAGATGCAGCACAACTTAAGAAAGAAGCTGGTACTAAACAAAGAACAAAGACTTCAACAACCCCTATAGTGAATCAAGCAGATAAAGTAATCAACGGTGGTAGTGGATAATGGCTGTTTATAATATAGACGTTGCTGGTATTGATACAGCTTATGAAACAATAAGCGTTGTACTAGAAGCTCAATCCTATGAGATGACTTTTCAATACAATCCAAGAGATGAGTCGTGGTATTTGTATTTTGGTCTACCAAACCTAGCACCTATATTCAAAACAAAGATAACCAACGGTACGGACATTCTACGTAAGTATAGAGCTTATGAAGATGTACCAAAAGGTAGTTTGTTCATTACTGACCTACAAAAAGTCAATGGTCGAATGGATCGAGATGGGTTTAGTTCTGGTAGGTTTAGTTTAACGTATGTGGATGAAAGTTCGAGATTGTTAATACAGGAGTTGTGATGTCAGATAAATTTATTCGCAACTATATATTAACCATAGGCAAGGCATTGTCGTTCTTCCAAGATGAAGTAAGGCAAGAAGCTGTAGCCAACGTATCTGAAAGTAAGATAAGAGGTTTCTCACTAAAAGATAGGATAAACTACGAAAACACTTTCACTAATAAGATATTCCTAGCTGATAAGTTTGACGTAAATTCTTTCGATGGCGTGGAGATAACAGACCTACATATCACATTCCATATTGAAGATGGTGAGGGTAAGAATCCTTCACACATTTCAATATACAACCTATCAGATGAAGCTGTAAAACTATTAGAACAGTCGGGTAAGAATAAAGCCACTGTCCAATTACGTTGTGGTTATATTACTGACAAAGAGCTACCCATCGTATTCTTAGGTGAAGTGGATAATATAATTGAGTCTTATGAAGGCCCAACACGTATCACTAAACTATTAGTCAGGGCAGGCAGTACAAACATTCAAAACGCATATAGTGTACGTGCGTACAAACGTGGTACAACGGTAGAGCAAATCATTAAAGATTTAATATCTGATATGAAGCTACCATACGGTACTGTGTATCTACCTAGAGTTGGTGAAAACAGTTTAGCTATAAACAAAAACTTCTACGCCTATGGTAAGACAGAAGATATATTGAAAGCTATCTGTGATAACTACAATTTGATTTATAGTGTAGCCCGCACAGCAATCGTGAATGTTGTCCCCCGTAAGCAAGAAGATGATACCAGCAATACACAATACAATCCAAGACGTCAAGTTGTTGGCTCTGATGCTGGCTATGCTGCTAATATAGGCAATCAAGCAAAGAGTAGAGAAGAACTGTTAAAACAATCTGTTGATGCTTTTGATAACTATTTGCCGGAACGCAAGGGCTATAAGATCAATCGTCAGGTGGCTTTCACTGTAACAAGCGACGATGGCACTCTTATTGGCAGTCCTACCATAGAGAATGGCACTGAAGCTAGGCTTGAGGGTGAAGCTGGCGGGGCGGAACGTATTAGATTTAAGACGTTAATGAACGCACAACTTCAAGTAGGTAAACTGGTAGCAATAGATAGCCCATTAGTCAAAGGTGTTTACAAGATTGAAAAGCTAATTTTCATTGGGCAGTTTGAAGGAACTGATTGGTATACGGAAGCAGTTGCTACATTAGATGGTAGTTGGAAAGTGGAGAAATCATCTTGAACGCTCACAATATGTCTCAGAAAGACATCCTAGACCTCCACTTCGACAAACGACTACGTGACTTCGTACACACTTCATTCCCTGCTAAAATCACCCGTGTTGTCAATTCTAATGTCGTAGACGTTCAACCATTAGTTAGTACACTACGACCAGACGGAAGTAACAAACCGTACACTGAATTATACGATGTACGTATGCAAACATACGCTTGCCAAACGGGTGATGTGTTTATATCACTTCCCATCAAAGTTGGTGACTTAGTATGGGTGATGGTGAGTGAACGCGATGTAGCCAATCTAATGGCTTCTGACGGTTCTAAACCTTTAAATTCCACAACGCAACGTACACACGATTTATCAGATTGCTTCGCTATTCCAGCTTTCTTTCCAGACGGTAAATTGAAGGAATATGACACCAATAACCTAGTAATTGGTAATCAGAATACTAAAATCGTAGTGAAGTCTGATGGCATCGAAATAACCACCTCAGAAGCGTCTATAACAGCAGATAACCTAGTAGTCAATGCCAACCTACAGGTCAATGGTAACACCTCCCTAAATGGCTCTGTGGAAGCTACAGGCGATACGTTCAAACATAATAATGTTAATGTTGGTAGTACACATACCCATATAGGTGTCCAGACAGGTAGTGGAACATCAGGAGTCCCAACACCATGATTGGTTTCAAGCTTAATAACGCTGGTGACATAGAAGCTTCTGACGGAAAGATAAGTTTATTATCTACTGTACAGGAAGCTGTCAGACAGCGATTAGAAATAAAACTTAGAACTTTTCAAAATGAATGGTTCTTAGATACAACATATGGAATTCCATACCGCCAACAAATTATAGGTAAAGGTCTTAGTAAACCTGAGATTGATGCCTTATATATTGATGTAATAAATCAAGACCCAGATGTACAACGTATTGTTTATTTCAATTCAACCTACTCACCTCTTACTAGAGAATATGATACTAGCTTTGAAGTGAGAGTGGCAGATGAATTGTTACGTGTAGAAACACTGAAACAAACACCATCAGAAGAAATTGAATACCCCGTTCCAGATGGCAGTCAGTTAACCCCAAGCTGTGATGCCTTTGCTGTCGGAAGCTACATTTGTGACCTACATCAGATTGTCCATTGTGACCTACCGGAAACTGGTGAATATACGTGGATATACAATGAAGTAGCTCCTGTGGCTGGTGACGATTGCGTTAGATATTATACAACAGGTTATGCTTCTTATGGGTATGTTAAGTATAATTGCTAAGACACTGATTGGTCTTTTGTTAAAGATAGTAGTGGTGGTATAACCTTCCCATCACAGGAAGTCATAACACCGGAAGAACCTCTACCTCCAGTGACACCACCTACACCAATCCCTACACCAACTAATGCCCCTGTTATAACAGTAGATTTACCTACAACAATAGATGCATACTTGGGTCAGCTTGCTTTAATAAATATACAAGTTGAAAGTCAAACCCCTGTCACTTATCAATGGCAAGTCAGAGAGCAAGGTTCTTCATTTTGGAGAGATTCTAATATAAGTGATACAAATTCGTATAGGCCAATCATCACCGAATCACTTGATGGTAGGTCTTATCGGGTGTTGGTAAGTAACAAATTTGGAACAGTAACCTCAAATGTAGGCACCGTCAAAATAGGTATAATCGACTACATAGAGGTGGTTGGTGGAAGCTTCCTTCTATACTTTGTAAGTGCAAATACATCTGAATCAACAAGTAAGACCCTTGATATTAGATTAGAACGATTAAGTGGTATGTCTATACCTAGTGTCACTGCTAAGACAACCGACACGTCTAATAATATAGTGCGAGATGATTACATTGTTAACCTTGTTTCTGATGATGGAGTCAATAGTCGTCACGCTTTCACTGTGACAGGCTTACAACCAAATAAGACATACATTGCACAATTTACAGCCACAAGTAACGAAGTGGTACTTATCGATGATGTTCCAATAAAAACTACATAAGGCGCGGAATAAATGGCTTTCCAACCAACTTTAAGATTAACAAAAGGTGAAGAACTCACCTTTCAAGAAATGGATGATAACTTTCAGGGATTAGCTGATGCGTTAAATAATCCCAATACGGAAATACAGTTAACCGCAATGCCTTCATACCTTAGTACAAATATTACAGGCGCTTTGGTTGAGGCTAATGATTTATTACCTCTTGGGGGTGTTATAGTCTTTCCCGCTGGGGAGCTTGTATTAGGTGCTTCGGTAACAATACCACAAAATGTGGCTTGGCGAGGTCAGGGACAGTTTTCAACATCAGTAAGGCGTTCAGCACCTACTGTCAAGGTTACAATGTCTACAGCCACCATCATCAAAGAGATGCAATTGTTCGCTTCTGATTCTGGTGTGTGGGTTGAGATTCCAACAGCCACTTTGTATCAAAAGTTACTGTCTGCATCTATCAGGACTACTGGTAGTCGGTGCGTTAATATTGCGGCTGATGGTGGGCAAGAGTTAGAGATTACAGGGTGTAATATAGGTACTGGCTCGCAATTAATAGCAGGTATTGGGTTAACTGGTGTGGATACAGCGGCACAACCAAGGCACTTTAGTAACAATTCTGGTTCAGGTTCACCATTGTATGACTTTAGTGGTATGAATGATACTTTTGTTTCTGGCGGTTACACGTTAGGGTTCTTTAGTGATGCTACGTCTATTAAAGCTATGATTACTAACCTACGAGTAGGTGGTAATCCCAATTTAGTTGACCATCCGATATACGGCGAAAACATGGTTATTGATAATTGTGTATTTAGTGGTTTTGTTACGCTTTATTGCACCGATAGTCGCATTGATGCCATTTGTGGGGATTACAATTTTATTGATTTAGGCTCAGGTAACAGTGTAGAAATTCGCGGCAGAAACTATGTTCCATCATGGACTACATCTGCAACAGATCCAGTGTTAGGCAACGGCACCATTAAAGGGCGCTACTCCCGCTCAGGTGGCGTTGTCACTGTTAGCGGTGAAATCAGAATTGGCTCAACCACCAACACAGGATCTGGAATTTGGCGCGTAAGCTTGCCAATTACCGCGTTAAGCTTAACGTGGGATCAGCCCTGTGCAGGTATATTTGAAGCAGTAGGGGCTGGAAAGCCGTTTCAATATCAAGGATCCATGATTATACCGACAGCAAACCGTGACGTTGTAGAATTTAGATACGTTGACAGCCGAACAAACTTTGTTCAGTCAAATACTGGCGCAGAAGTTACGGCGGCAGCAAATAAGATTGTACTGGTTGGGTATACATATCAAAAAGTTGTTGGCATGGCGCAGGTTTACCAGAATGGGCTTTTATTGTCATTGGCTGATGGTGATTATGATGAAACCTTTGCTGGCGGATTAGGCATTGATTTTACAATTAACACAGTTATAGCCCCATCTGATGTGTTTACCGTTATAATACCAAAACCCGCAGCAGCAAGTGTGGTGGGCGGTACGTCAAGCACTGGTGACACTTGGCCTCAAGATACCCGCTTACGCTTTAATTTCAGCTACTTTGCAAAGTAAGAGGTTATGATGGCTGGTCTAACAGAGTATGGGTTTACTCGTAAAACCCTTCAAGAAATCCTAACTTCTATGAAGCAAAACCTTCGTAGTAAGTTGGGTGAAGATTGGAATATTGAAACTGGTAGCCCAGAAGATCAATTCCTATCTGTATTTGCTGAAGAAGCTGACCAGTGCTGGCAGGGAGTAGAGGGTATCTACGCCAGCCAAACATTAGATGGCTCAGAAGGTATTTACTTAGATGATGTATTATCTCAACAAGGTGTATATCGTAAAGGTAAGACAGCTTCTTCTGGTAAGGCAATTGTATTTTCTTCATACAACACAGTTTCGCTTGGTTCATTAATACCCTCTGGCTCTACAGTAAGTGCTAATAACAACCTAACTTACCTAGTGCAAGAAAATACAACAATAGATAGTTATATGTCTGCTTACATAATAAGCACTAACCAGCTATCTGTAGGTATTGAGTACACATTTAGTATCTACAACACTAAGTCCCCAACAAGTACCACATTTACTTGGACACCAACCTCTGAAACAAACAAAGATACCATGCTTCAGAAGTTGGTTGAATATGTCAATGAGACAGTCCTAGATAAGCCTACACTAGCTTATTATAATCCCGCGACACGCACAGCTTACTTAGGATTTAATCAATCCACAGGGCTTCCGCAGCCGTTTAATCGTGGGGAGTTATATGTTACAACAACCCCTAGAGTGGGTAGCTTAGGTCACACTGTATTTCTTAAAACAGACACACTCGGTTTTAATCCACTAAGTCCTGCTGGTCTGATAAATCTATCCCCTGTTTATGTTGGTTATGAATCAATTATCAATGGTGATGATTTTAACTCTGGTAGTGACGTACAGACTGATGCCGAATATCGCTTAGCTGCAATCAATATCAAAGAGAGTAGTGTAGCGGGTACGAATGATAGTATTGTTGCTGGATTGCTAAGATTAGAAGGTGTTGTTGACGTTAGGGTGTATGAGAATCCTACAGAGAATTTCATATATGATGTCTCTGGTAAAACAATCACGACACCTTACACATACAATGTTGCTGTGTTAGGTGGTGATGATTCCGATGTCGCTCAGGTTATATTAGATAAGTCCCCATTAAACACTCGTCGTTATGGTGCATACTCTGCAAACGCTATTGATACTAAAGGTAACTCAATACCTGTCAACTTCACACGAGTTGGTTACTTTGATGTGCAGATTGAAGTCAGTTATAAAACAAAAGATAATTCGGCTTTAACTGAGCAAGAAAAAGTGGCGATATCGAGTAATATTAATCAGGCAATTGGTGAATTAATTATTGGTGATAGTGTGCCACGTAGCTTGATGGAAGCCGTTACCTTTCAGTCTGTGGCCTTTAGTAGATTGAGTAAGGTTAGTGTTAGATTGAAAGATTTAACCTTAACCAGTTCAGCATACACTACTGAAGATTTGCAAGCTGATTATGATGAGAAGCCAAGAGTGCTTTTGGACAAAATAGAGTTTAAACGTATTTGAGGTACGGATGGCTACAGCTAATAAAATAATCAATGTATCGGATAGGGTGGAGAGAGCAAAAGCTCTCCTGCTTTATCAGTTTAAAGACAAACCAAACATTAATGCTTTAGTTGATGTTGTAGTCTCCGAATTGCAAGAACTTGAAAATGCAATAACTGACTTGCAGGAAGCTAGAACTCTGAAAGGAAGTTATGGTGTATTCTTAGATGAGATTGGTAAGCGTCTTAAAGTAGATAGGGGTAATTATGCTGACCCAGATTACAAAACCACTATCAAGATTGCTATGGCTAAGAAAACTGCTTCAGCAACAGCACAGGATATATTATTCCTTGTTGAATTACTTACTGCCGATCCAAACGCAATACTTACCAACAACTACCCTTACATGGCGGAGCTGACTGGTTATCTATATTGTATTGCTGATGACCCCGCTGGTTTGGAGGCTCTGGCTGATTTATTCCCTGTTAACACAAGAGTAAGATTGATTCAGCACTTTGATAAGAGTTTTAAGTTTGGTACAGCAGGTAGGGGTTTTGGTAGTGGTAGTACGCTAAATAGTTTGGTCTATCATCGTTACGGTGATATTGACAACCCATCATTTAATGTAAGCCCTGTTGAAGTAACTCCACCGCCACTAACTACAGCACCTTTTATTATTATATCTCCTTATGTAACTGGTGAAAATACAGAGGGTAGTACGCTGACTGTCGATAATGGTGAGTGGGGAGGTAACACACCCATCGTATATGAATACCAATGGTTGAGAGATGGTTCAAACATTGCTGGTGAGACTAACCAAACCTACATATTAACGTCTGATGACTTAGGGTTGAGCGTTTCTTGTAGTGTCACAGCAACCAATTTATATGGCTCTGATTCTAAAGTAACCAATGTAGTTGTAGTAGATTCTACTCCAACACCTACCGCAATTCTCACTGAAGATATAGGTTTGTCAGACATATATTCTAATGTTATATATTCAAGTGGTGGTGATGTGTCGGTAGACGCGATATTAACATTTGCGAGTGATGGTACTACCGTTAGAGATGGCAATTCAACTATCAACGACCAATGGCTAACCACTACAGGTGTCGGGTTGGGAGCAAACTATACACTGTCCTATTCAGTCGTATCTGGTGAACCTTTCGCCAATCTGAACCCCAACGTATTATATGACCTAACTAGCCCAATAACCTTCACAGTAAATGAAACTGCTACAGGTAACAGGGTTAACACATCTACTTACAATTTCACCATACGTAGTAAGACGGATATTAGCATTAGTAAAACCAAACAAATTACTATGACGGCTGAAATTATAGACTTCAGCGTTTAATAAGGTATAAGAATGGCATACCCAGATTTTGATCCTCTTTGGGCAATAGAGGACACATACCTTGATGGTGTGACGCCCAACAAAATTAGACCAGATGAGCCTTTACGTAATTATGGTTATTTACCTGATGCGGAACCAACAGCACAAGAATTGAACTGGCAGTTGAATAATGTCTATCAACAGCTTGCTGAATTAAAGACCATAGCGCTAGGTGCTTATGAGACACCAGTAAATGAGTTAAAGATTATTGTTGGTGATAACCGCAATCCAGCTACTATTTATGGCTACGGCACTTGGGTTCCTTTTGCTCAGGGTCGCACACTGATTGGTGCAGGTACAGGCACAGATACTAATGGTGTTCAGCGTTCATACTCTGAAGGCAGCACAGGTGGTACTTACGAAGAAGTGATTAGTAAGTCACAATTACCTGCTCACGAACATAGTTATGAAGATAGTTACTTGTTTGAAGCTGCCGGAAGTGTCAGCGGTGTCCCAACTACTAACAAGAAGAATGTCGGGTTTATTAATGGTGGTTTTGGTAGTGGCGACACCGATGCTGATAACAACACCTTAGTATTCCGTAACAATACAACAGGTAGTGTAGGCGGAAATCAACCTACTAATAATGTACAACCATACGTTGCCGTATTTATCTGGCGGAGAACAGCATAATGGCTTTTGAGAAATTCCCACCCACTAACGCTAGTGAAGCTGTTGCTGTGTTTAAGCAAGATGTAATTATTGTACATGATGTTGCTCATGGTGATGAGAATGCAGAAGTATTGACAGAGAATGGATTAATACCTAGTATTGCCAAATTCATTAAAGATACTAATGAGCGTATTGGTGACGGTCTTGTTAATATAGAGCACTCGGTAACAACAAATCGTGATGCAGTGGATAGTCACCCTATTTCTGCCATTACTGGTTTACAGACCGCATTAGACGCCAAAGTCGATACTTCTGCATTTGGCACAGCAGCATCAGCAGACCTCACTACATCAGCAACAGATACAACCGCTGGTCGTGTTACTAAAGTTGGTGACGGTGGCATCCTATCAAGCTCTGTCCCATCGGTCGTATTAAATATAGCTTTAACAAGTGGTATTTATCGCTATGGTTCATCTGACCCCCAATCACCGAACGCAGAATTAGGCGAGACACTTTTAAGTGGTGTTATTGTTGTTCTACCAACGACTAGCGCCGCTGTACTGCAAGTGGCCTATTCAAATTCAACCAATGCCGGTCTTAGACGCATCTATATCCGATATGGGACAACCGATAGCTGGTCTACGTGGAATAAGCAGTTGGCAGTCGGAGACTACGGATTAGGCACAGAGTTCTTAGCTGCCGCAGCAACGCGCCCACCAAGCAATGACGCCAACTTAATAACCGTAACGGGTTTTTATGGAACTGACTCAGTAACACTTGGTTTACCAGCGTTAGCTGGTGGGGCAAGTACGTTACGGTGCGGATTGTTAGCATTAGCAACAGGCAGCGACGACTTTCAGTTTATATTTACTTCCAGAAATACGGATCAGGTTTTTTATGGGAGAAAGGTTGCAGCAGGCGCGATAACTTGGAATGAGCTAATCCACACAGGGAACGAATCAACAGCATTAGCAAAGGATTACGCTATCTCAGTAGCAGCCGATGCTACGCTGGAGATAAACAAAAAATATTATATCGCAGGTGGTACGACTTATACGCTGCCAAGTGGAACGGGACTGCCTAACGGTACAGCGATTTCTGTTAGACGTAGAATTTCGGTTGTGCCGACTATACAAACTACAGGTGGTCAGACAATCCGCATAGGTACTGGCGACATCGCCTACCAGACGGACACATCAATCACATTTGACATTAACGCAGAGTTGATATTCGTTTGGACTGGCTCAGTATGGGAGATTTAATATGCCAACAAGTTTAAAAGCAGTATTAGGTGGCGGTGGTGGTTTAGGCTTACCAGCCTCACAGATTAAGAGTAAGACAACCGATGGGCCGTTAAACACTCAGCTAGGTGCCACTGTTAACGCAAGCGGTGCTGGCGTTACTGTAACGGTAACAGGTAAGGTTCTTTTGTTGGGTGTAAGGATATCTCAGACCACTAGTAACGATACTATGTGGTCGCTTACTTGCGACGGTGTTGTTGTGTCTCGGCAGTTAACCGCATTTGGCGGGTCAACGGATAACTACCTCTTATCGAACGACACATCTTTGGCAGTGCCAACTCATAGCGCACCTGACGGCATACTTTGTGAAACAGGCTTTGAGCTATTTATGCAAACGTCCGCTGATACCTCAATAAGTTATACACTCATCTATACGGAGCTAAATTAATATGACTGATGACATCATCCAGCCGCCAGTGATTGAAAGGGCTAAAGTGTTTATTAACGGCGTTGAAGTCAATCCAGATGATTACGCGCCTGCACCAGTTATAGATACAAAAATAACTCGCTTGGCATTTTTAGAGCGCTTTACTGATGCGGAAGCGGTACAGATTGATTTGGCAAGCCAAGGCGCAACAGTTGAAGCTGCAACAATGCGCCGATTTATGCAAAAAGTTAACGCTGCAACATTTATCGACTTGTCAAGACCTGATACTATTGACGGTGTAAACGCTTTAGCGGCTTACGGCTTTTTTACGGTAGAACGAGCAAGCGAGATTCTTACAGCGCCAATTCAGGAAATAGAACTCCCATAATAAGCAGGGGAATTATTTAGACAAGCATCAATATTATAAGGGCTTTACAATGGATTTATTATTAGTTAGACACAAAGGCTATCGCATTAAAATGGCTATCGACATTGATGGTGGCATGTGGTTGCAGAAGATTAATGAACTGACAGACCAAAATGTTGAGGGGTTTGCATACACCAGCGATGTTGAATATGCAATCAATCGTTATGGTGGTGTGGATGCTTTCGTCGAAAAAGTAGTATTCCCTAAGACTAACGAGTTTATGCGTATGTTTTTTCCTTTAGATGGCGGTGGTACTACTGAGCCTGTTGGTGATATTCCAGCAGACGGTCGGGCGCGTCTTGAGTGGATAGTTAAGAATCTATTTAAGTTCGATGCATCAACTGAGCAGTTTGATTACACGCCACCAGAAGGTTGATGAAGCTAAGAGGTTATTGAAGTGAGTTTTTCCCCACAAGAATTTGCTTGTAAATGTGGGAAATGCGGGAAAGGGTTTGCAGAAATGCAGCCCACCCTATTATCCAAACTAAACCAAGCAAGACAATTAGCTGGAGTACCATTTGTGATTACATCGGCCTACCGTTGTGAAGAACACAATCGCAGAGTAGGAGGTACACCCAATTCAGCACATTTACGTGGATACGCTGTAGACATTAAGATACAAAATTCAATGGTGGCAATGTCCATGTTGAAAGCATTTATTTCTGCTGGATTCAATCGTATTGGGTATAACAGCAGAACTAAATTCTTCCATGTGGATTGTGACCCATCGTTGCCACAAAATACTTTCTTCGATTATTAGAGGATAAAAATGTTTGATAAAATCAGATCAAAAATTAAATCATTGTTTGGTAAAGTCAAACAATATCTTAAATCACGTACAGTGAATGTTGGCTTGATTATCACTATGATGGGTGTTGTAGAAATGAACTTATCGTTCTTGCAGCCTACATTTGGAGATAACTTTGGCTTAGTGAGCATTGCTTACGGTATATTAATGGTGTACTTACGGAGTATCACCACAAATTCAATACAAGATAAATAAGGGATTATTGTGGAGACTACAGGAATATTAGCAGCCATCATTAAGTACGGGTGGCTCTTTATCAGTGGTGTATTCGGAACATTGTTTTGGTGGCTATTTAATAAAGCGAATGACACTTACAATAAAGCAGAAGTCGAAAAGTTGTTTGAACTAAAAATGGAGCCATTGAAACAATCTGTAGACAGGTTAACACAATCTACAGAACGCAGTGCAGAGATAATGGAAAAATTAAACGATAACCTAAATAAATTACACACAGACGTTGCCGTAATTAAACATCAAGTAAGTAAACTAGAGGATAAATAATATGCCAAGTAATTCAGGAAGTAAGCCAGATAAACCAGTAAAACCTGCTGAGCAGAACAAGAAGAAATCTAAGTAATGGAATACCTAGAGATACTAAATAGACTTTGGTATCTCTTTCTTTTCCCTGTAGTCGCTTTTATTGTAAAAGAGGACAAGGAAGTTCCTGTTTTATTTTCTCTGATGTTAGTATGGAATAACATTGTTTTTGATGTTATCGGTGTCCCACCTACTGTATGGTTTCTTGCGCAAGCACTATTCAGTATTTTATTCTGGTATGGTTGTAAATACATATCTTATCTACCGCTAAGAAAGGCAGCAAGAATAGTATGCCTATATGTAGTATTCGTTAACTTATTTGAACAATTTTCATTATACCAGACAATATTCTACCCTTGGTGGGAAATAATTAATTGGGTAGCTTTGGATTTAATTGCTGCTTGCATTTTACTAAACAATAAAGTATTGAGGGTGGGAAAGAGTGTTCAACCAAATTAAATTATATATCTACGGAGCAATAGCTGCCGCAGGATTATTCTTGGTAGGTATGTTGAAATACTTATCTGCAAAGAATAAGTCATTAGAAAAAGAAGTAGAAACAAACAAGAAGAATGTCATAGTGCTTGAGAAAGCATCTGCTGACAGAAAAGAATTAGATAAAGCTGTTGCCGAAGTCAAGGCTGAAGCTCAGGTGGTGGAACGTGAGAATAATGAAAAACGCGCTAAAAAGATTAGGCCGAGTGTTGGGGATAGCTTTGGCGATAAGCGTCTTAATTAGTTGTAAGACAACGCCAGAATATGTATATATCCAACCGGAGTGTTCGCCAGCACCCCGTTTAGTTCTTCCTGAGATTGATTCTGGGAAGCTTTATTCTGCATTGGTACTACCGCATAGCCTACACCCTCAAGACCTCTCTACGTTAGCTCCAGAGCTTTTAAATGGGTATGACGGGGAGGATTTGTACTATGATTTGGTGAATCGGGATAAATTGATGACAGATATGATTCTAGAAAACGAAGCTATTATAAAAAGCGTTTGTAAGAAGGTAGATAATGGCTAACGACAATTATACCGCTAATGCTGACGGTTCTTGTTATGTTGGGATGTTTAACGCATCTTTATTACAGCAAGCTATAAACTCCGCTACGGTCAGCTCATGGACGCAATACACCAGTACAAACATTAATGATTTTATTCCGGCATACAGCCCTGACAGGGCTGATATTGCTATATTTGAAACTGACGAGCTTAGAAAGCTGACAAATTGGGCCAATAAGTGGGGCTACGACAGGATAAACCGCAAAATTGTTGGTGTCGGCACATCTGAGGGGTATTTTGCAGGAGCTAAAAACTACAGAGGAAAGCAAGTAACATTTCCTCTAGCCGACAATGCTTTTAGTGTGCAGTACGGGCCGCTTCCGCTGGTTAACGAGGGGCATATTTATGACCGTAATAGCTCCATACCAGACAGTCAGGGGCGTTTTTATTGCACGGCTTTAGTATCAATAGGTAGCCCAAAAATTTATCGCCGTGATTTAGCTGGCGAATACACAGATATATTTACCTTAAGCTCAGCAAATGTTGCAGGTCTGGCAGGCACAAGTAATCTACTTCATGCCCTCGATGTATTTCCCGAAATGGGCGCAGAGGGTTCTGTCATTACGTTTGGGCAACGCGGGGCGCTTGTTAGGTATGACATAGCGACAGGCGTCGGCACTTTGCTTTACACTGCCGCAACAGATAACAGTCATTATTATGGCGTTTGTGTTTACTCCAACGGTCAGATTATATTCGGCGCTGGTGAATCATCAAGCCAACTGTATCGACTTGATAGTAGTGGTACGGTAACTGCGTTATCAACTACACCACCACATCCCATTAACTGCAAGTCAAATTACAAGTACCTACCTAGCCCTGTTGACGGCGAAAACGCTTGCTACAGCCTAGAAAATGACACCATGAGAATGTATAAGCATAATTTAACATTAGATACATGGACTGATATAGGGCCAGCAGTACCGACAGGCAATTTGGTGCAGACCGTTTTTGTACCTTTGCGCGGCCTAAATGCGTTTGCTTGTTTTTGCGGCAAGGGTAGAACTGGTGGGTTAGATCAATCGGAATTCTGGATTTATAAGGTAACTACATAATGGCTTACGCATTATTATTTAACGGCTCTGGATATGTTAGCATTCCTGCAAAAACGGCAGGTAGCGCGTCTACAGATACTTGGACGGCTCTTTTTGATTTAGAAATACCAAACACATCAAACCAAACCATTTATGCCGCAACATCGACAGCGTTCACTGATATTTTTAGGATTACAGGAGCTAATACCGTTGCGTGGCGGATAGGGGCCGGAACCACAAACAACATAACAATTAGCCAAAACTGGCCCATAGGCACCAGATTTCTTTTAGGCATTTACCGTGAGTCAGGTCGGAACTTAGTAATAACCATTGATGGTGTCGAGGTTTACCGCGCCAACGGCGTTTCATTCGGTGGCGGCGGTAACGCTATAAGTGTTACTTCAATCGGTAAGGCAAGCGTTGGTACGTTTAGCGGTAAGATGTATGAGGCGACAATTCAGGGTGAAAACTATTTAAACCCTGATCAGCCCGACACTACTGTATGGGGTGACGGCACATTAACTGGTATACCAAGCACGAATTGGGAACCATATGGCGGTGTCGCAACGCCAATATCATTCTCAGGCACAATACCAACACAGCCATTTACTAACGGCGAATCAGTTAGCGTAGATTTATCAACATACTTTAGTGGCACTGAAACGCCTTTTACATTCACAAACACTGGAACAGTTTTAACTGGTTCAGGATTAACGCTTTCTAGCGCTGGCTTGTTGTCAGGTACTTACACAGGTACGCCTATAACCGGAGTGGTAGTCACTGGTACAGATGCTGCGACAAATACTGCGGCAAGTAATGCGTTTAATATTGAGACTGCATCTGCTGTCCGTAATATATCAATTGCTGACAATCTACCAGCATTATCTAGTGCATTGTCAATGACATATGTAGCAGCGGGTGTTGGAACAATAACAATATCAGATTGGGCTAATAACACAGGCACTGCCCTACCTAACCTGACTGGTATTACAGTGAATGTGCGTAGTTTGATAGATGGTAGTACGGTGTATCGTACAACTACTGCTTCTACTGATGTAGGTAGCGATTGTGTTGTATCTGATGCAGCAATTGTAGCCGGAACGTCATATGAAGTGACAGCCCTGAAATTCAATGGCGCAGATTATGACATTGGTATCGCTATCATCACTGCAACGTAGGAGTAAACAATGTTTAGATTTTCTAACCAACCTATTGTTTCTTCTAAGTTTGTTTTCGGTGTTGGTAATTTCGGTGTTCTTTATGATGTTGTGCCTACTACTGGACAGAACGGGGCGGCAGTCTTATTAAATGATGGCGGGGTTAATGGAGATTACGTAAGATTACGTATTGACTCTATTGACCCTACAATTACATCACTGTTTGTCTATGAAGATGGTAGTTTTGAATCTCAGGGTACTGGACAATGGACATATTATTATAGTGAAAACGGGATAGAGAACCCTACCCTAAACACTGTTACAATTAATCCATTTGTTACTGATAGCAATATATCAATAGCGGATACACTACCAAGCCTGCTGTCGTCTATATCGCTAAACCCCCCTTACGCGCTATTCACAGAAACCTACAACAACAACCAGTACGTATCCATCCCTGCCAAAGTAGCAACAGCTATATCAGCAGACGTTGATGATTCGTCTAGGATCGACTTCCGTATAAAGTTTAAACTGAACTCAACTGTTGGTGGAACATTATATCAAGGTACGAGTGACACATCATTTCTTAAAATACAGAGCGCTACTACACTTGTATATCGTATGAGTAACGGTGGCTATGAAGCAATAACTCTGTCAACACCCATAACACTTAACACTCTCCATGAACTTCACTTCCGACGTTATAAGTCAGGAACTGAAGGTACTGTGGTTGAGGTTGAGTTAGATGGCGTTATCGTTGGAAGGCAGATAAACAGGTCAGCAGTAGCAGCGGGGCTAGAAAATACACCTGATAAACTTGGTCCATTCCAAACAGGTACTGTGGTTTACGAGTGTACCTTACAAGGCTTCCGGTACATAAACAATGTAGATGACTTACAAACAACGTGGGGTGACGGTACTCTAGTTAACTACCCTGCGGATAGTAGCAAGTGGATTCTATATGATAACACCTATCCGCCAGAGCCAGCCGAGTCAAACGTAACAATTAGTGACGTATTACCTAGTTTGTTGTCGTCTATATCGCTAAACTACTTATCGAATACAAATTTATCTATTGCGGAGAATTTTGGCGCATTACAATCAAGTGTCACACTAACCTACCAATCAGAAGATAGCAATCTAACAATCAGTGATGTGCTTCCGGCATTATCTAGTAGTGTTACGATTACAAATGTAGTTCCTGAATACAATATATCTATCTCAGATTCATTCAGCCCACTACAATCTTCAATGAGTTTGGTTAATGGTATTCCTGAAAGTAGTTTGAGCATAGCTACAACGCTCCCTAGCCTATCTAGCAGCGTTTCAATTGAGAATGTAGTACCAACGTATAGCTTAGCTATTACAACGTCACTACCGAGCTTACAGAGCGCTGTAGGGTTATCCTATGAGGATGCTATTTATGACATCACCATTAGCGACAACTTACCATCGTTGCAGTCTACAATCACATTAGAAAATATTGTACCTGTATATACTCTGGAAATAACCGATTCATTTGCTGCTTTACAATCATCAGTAAATATCATCAACGGGGAGTTAACTATTCATGTTGCTCCACAAAATTTAATCTATATCAAACCAAAACCAAGATTTATAACACTGAGGTAATAAAATATGTCAATTCATGTAGATATTCAAAACGCGATGGTTACTGCTGCTGGTGTTGCATTACCAACTGGTTCTAGCTTAGTGGTCTATAGTGGAACTGCCCCTGCTAACGTAAATGCTGCTTTATCTGGTAACAACGTACTGGCTACGTTTACAACTGCTGGTTGGGGTGCAGCTTCTGCTGGCTCAATCACTGCATCAGCTATCACTGGCGTTACTGCCACTGGTACTGGCGCTGCAACATTTGTTCGTTGTTTAGTTGGCGCTGTAGCCAAGTACCAAGCTCAAGTAGGTGGCGCAGTTGTCATTGACAATGCCAATATTGACACAGGTGGTACTGTCAACGTGACAGGGTGGACTCTGACACAACCTGCTGCGTAATCTGTATACACCCCGCCTTGAAATATAGGCGGGTATTTTAGTACTAAGAAGGAAGTAATATGTTCTGGAGTATGCCTAAAGATCCAGATATAGCAGACAGGTATGGTTTTGTACTAGAGGATGGTTGGTTAGATGGTGAAGCAATTACATCAACTACATTCACCGCATCTGTTGAATCTGGACTAACAGTTACAAGTATTAGTTTAATTGAATCCCCACAAGTATCTGCACTATTCTCTGGCGGCAATGAAGGTTTCTGGCCTATTAAAATTCGTGTAGAAACTGCAACAAGACAAAGAGAATTTTGTGTAACACTTTGGGTAAAACAAGGCTGCTGATATGGCTATTGCAACAGATTTATACTTAGGTCAAGTGATTGACATCCAATCCAAACAAATTAGAACAGCAGAGTCAATCCTAAAGAAAGGTGATTGGTTCTTTACTCAACTTGGTAACTATACTTCTGTTGCACCCCTGTCTATATCAAATGGTGTGACATCTAAGATAGCATTCCAACCAGAAGATATTACCTATACAAATGGTAATGGATTCACCACACAATATGACTTCGTAAACCAGAAGTTTATGCCAACCACACTAAATGATTTATTCACAGCAGAAGTAAGATTTAAGTTTAAGTGTTCTGCACAAGACGGTCATTTTGATGTTAAGTTGGAAAGCCCTGATTTTGATTTCAATCCTGTGAGTGGTTTAAGTGTGTCCTCCACTAAATCAGCAGGAGTTGAGCAATTCGCTTCAATACCTTTTACATTCTTTATTGGTCAAGATTTGATTGATAATGGGTTAGAGTTTAAAATTACTCCATTCAATACCAATATACAAGTGTACGATATTAGTTATCTTGTTGTGAGATTATGCAGCGGAAGGTGATATGGCAGAACAAACTGTTGTAGAAGTATACAGAACACAAGAAAACAAAGCTAATTATAATTTTGTTTCCTGTGTAACAATCACATATTTCGATGATATAGCTTTCATACAAGGGTTATCTGGAACATTTACTACTAAATGTTATAAAGAAATTGTGGATTACCTAGAAAGGAAGGGTATGAAGCAGATACAATATTTCAGGAAAGGTAGGTTAAAGGTAATTTGGTTGGATAGTAAGTTGTAAAGAAAAGGCTCCCATTAGGGAGCCTTATTTGTTTGTG